ATGGACAGTCCTATGAAATACCCGAAATTCCCTGACGATATAGATACACAATCACTGGATCTGACCTGGCCCGTTGTTTTTAGCGTTGCAGGACTCACTCTGCTAAGGAGTAAGTCGGTCGTATGCCAAACATTGGGAGCCAGCCTGATGACCCTTAGCCTGATAAGGCTCATAAAAAAACTCGCCACTCTTGCCTGAAAAAGCCCCTATCTGGCAACACGGTTTGTGTGCAAGCTCCTGGATCACACGTACTATCGCCTTCCGACGTTCACCTGAAAGCTAATTCTCGACAAAAGCTGAAGCGCTCCTTTATCAAAGGGCTGGCTGCAATAGCAGAGGACAGAATTAATGATGATGCCTTTGTTTTATCGGTGTGCAGCAAAGCGTATGAACGCTTGCCTCTGATCATAAGGCGAGTCGTGAAGTACGAATGGTGTCTTCGATACTTCCAGTACAGTAAACCCTTTATTCTGCAGCGATTACAACATTACCAGATCGACAAGCTAACTCCGCCGACATTACCTGACAGCGAACTGTCGCCACAGCAAGACCAGCCACCAGCTTCTCCCTGAATAATTTATCTTCCATCCGAAGCCACTCCAGTGGAGTGGCTTTTTTATGCCCATTTTTAAAGGAATTAACTATGACACGTTTAGCCAGCCGCTTTGGTGCAGTCAACCTTGTACGTCGTGACCGCCCATTAACCCGCGACGAACTGGCCCATTATGTGCCAAGCGTCTTCAGCGAAGAAAAGCATGAATCCCGGAGCGAACGCTACACCTACATTCCCACTATTACTTTGCTGAATAACCTTCAACGTGAAGGGTTTCGTCCGTTCTTTGCCTGCCAGACCCGCGTCCGGGATGAAAGTAAACGAGAGCACACGAAACACATGCTTCGTCTGCGCCGGGAAGGACAAATTACCGGCAAACAGGTGCCAGAAATTATCCTGTTGAACAGCCATGATGGTTCCAGCTCTTACCAGATGCTGCCGGGGTTATTTCGTGCCGTATGCCAGAACGGGCTGGTATGCGGGGAGAGTTTCGGTGAGGTGCGGGTGCCGCACAAAGGCAACGTAGTCGAGAAAGTCATTGAAGGAGCCTACGAAGTACTGGGGATATTTGACCGCGTAGAAGAGAAACGCGATGCCATGCAGTCGCTTTTGTTGCCGCCACCCGCACAGCAGGCAATGGCGAAAGCAGCATTAACCTATCGCTTTGGTGAAGAGCATCAACCGGTGACGGAATCGCAGATACTTTCGCCACGTCGCTGGCAGGACGAGAGCAACGACCTGTGGACCACTTACCAGCGTATTCAGGAAAACCTGATTAAAGGTGGTCTTTCGGGGCGCACGATCAGCGGTAAGCGTGCTCATACCCGTTCGGTAAACGGTATCGACGGAGATGTGAAGCTCAATCGTGCTCTGTGGGTGATGGCCGAGAATATGTTGCATCTCGCGTCATGAAACTTTTTATCATTCTTCAGGCCCCGCTAAAAAACCAGCGGGGCCTTTTGTTTTAAGGAACCATTATGTCTGTATCCAATTTATCGCCGGTGTTTCCGGTAAACGAGCAGCGCGTAATGCGAAGGGCATTACGACTGGTTGAGAAATACCTGCGTCAACCGAGTGAGTCATTTACCTCCACCAGCCTCACAAAAACCTGGCTGCAACTGCAGATGGCGCACCTGGAGAGGGAAGTCTTCATCGTGATGTATCTCGATAATCAACACTGCCTGCTGGGACGAGAAACACTGTTTACCGGCACGCTCAGCCATACCGAAGTGCATCCCCGCGAAGTGGTTAAATCAGCCCTGAGACATAACGCTGCTGCGGTCATTCTGGCTCACAACCACCCGTCTGGTACGACAGAAATCAGCCAGCAGGATAAACATATTACTCAGAGGATTATGAAAGCGCTGGCACTGGTGGAAGTGCGCGTGCTGGATCATCTTGTAATCGGAAACGAGGTGGTGTCTTTTGCTGAACTTAGTTTGCTTTAAAGGAAGGTTTTCATGTCATTAATACCAGCCCATGAATGGGGGATAAAAAGCGATATTGTTCCACGGCTTGGAGTCAGATTAGTTCAGGAAGGCAACCGGCTGCACTATCTGGCTGACCGGGCTAGTATCACCGGTAAGTTCAGTGACGCCGAATGCCTGAAGTTGGATATCGTATTTCCGCATTTTATCCGTCAGATGGAATCGATGCTGACCACTGGTGAAATGAATTCTCGCCATGCCCACTGTGTCACTCTGTACCACAACGGTTTCACCTGCGAAGCCGATACCCTTGGTAGTTGCGGCTACGTATACATCGCCATTTATCCCACTCAACGCTAACAAATTTCACGAGAGCAAACATGAAAAATCTACCTGCTACAATTTCGCGGGCGGCGAAGCCCTGCCTGTCGCCCGTTGCAGTCTGGCAAATGTTACTTACTCGTCTGCTTGAACAGCACTATGGTCTGACACTGAACGACACGCCGTTCAGTGATGAAACTGTAATTAAGGAACATATTGATGCTGGGATTATCCTGGCCGATGCAGTCAACTTCCTGGTAGATAAGTACGAACTGGTTCGCATTGATCGCAGAGGATTTAGCTCACAGGGACAAGTACCATATTTGACCGTGACAGATATCCTTCATGCCAGAAGAGCATGTGGATTAATGAAAAGTTGCTCTTATCGGGAAGTAAGTAATATTGTTCTTAGTCATTCGCGGCAGTGAGGGGGTCTTCAAGAGCCGAGAAGATTTGCACGGTTTGTGAAGAAACTGGTGAGATTGGCGACTCAATGAAAACCTCATCGAGTCGCATGAAAAACAAGGTGGGGGCACAAAAGGGGGCATTTATAAAGATGAAACAAGAAAATATGTATATTTATCAATGGTTGGATGGGTTGTGTTATGTTCCTATTATCGCACCAGTCATATCAAGTAGTTACGCATCATTTGTACCTTCCTTATTTTCACTGTGGGACAGATTTGGGACAGAAGACCCGAAAATCGAGTCAATTTGTCGTGCATGCTCGGTGAGGTGATTCGGTGCAAGGTGAGCATATCGACGAACCATTTCTATTGATTCCCACCCACCCATTTCCTGCAACACAGAAATAGGAACTCCGGCCTGAACAAGCCAACTTGCCCACGTATGCCTCAGGTCATGAAAACGGAAGTCCTCAATCCCTGCTCGTTTTAATGCAGCCCTCCATGCAGTGTTAGCGTCGTAACGCATCTTCCTCACTACAGGTGATTTAGTTCCGTCAGGTTTAGTGCTGCTTTCCTTGTAAACAAACACCCACTTATGGTGATTGCCTATTTGCTTTTTCAACACCCTGCAAGCAGTATCATTCAGCGCCACGCCAATGGCCTGATTGGACTTGCTCTGCTCCGGGTGAATCCACGCAACTTTTCTCTGCATGTCTATCTGCTGCCATTCCAGATTGATGATGTTCGAACGTCTTAAGCCAGTAGAAAGCGCAAACTCTACGACTGACTTAAGCGGTTCCGGGCATTCATCAATCAACCTTCTCGCCTCATGAGGTTCAAGCCATCTGATACGCTTGTTCTTCGGTTGAGGAACTTTGACGATCGGAGCCTTATCCAGCATCTTCCATTCACGTTCTGCCGCCCTGAGAAGCGCCTTAATGAATGACAGGTGAGTTGCTTTTGTGGCTACTGCTGCTGGTTTAGGTTTGTATGCCGGAGAAGGTTTCCCTTTTTTTCTGCAAGCCTCATCCATGAGCTTCCAGTTTTCCTCATGCCGACGATTTGTCATCTTCTGAATGGCAGAGTAAATCTTCGTTTCTGTAATGTCCTTCAACTGCATCCCTGCAAAATGCTGTAGCCAGAATCCGATCCGGCTTTTGTCGTCGTCCAGTGACTTCTTGTGCGACTTCTCCTCCAGCCATCTGACACAAGCTTCCTCAAAGGTCATGTCAGGGGTCTCGCCTAATTTACTTACCCTCCATGCTTCGGCCTTTAGCTTGTCATGAAGCTCCGTGGCCTGCCTTTTGTCCTTTGTCCCAAGAGACTGCTTAAATCTTTTGCCGTCCGGCAATGTGAAGCTGGCGTACCAGGTTTCACCTCTGCGGAATAGTGACATTTCAGTTCCTCTGCTATGCCATCACCCGCGCTCACGCCGACAGTATGCAGCGGAGACTGAAGCGCCGCAATGCAGGCTTGCCGTGTAGTGAGGTATGGTGATTTAGGTTTAGAAGGGTCTTTGCGTGTTGCCTGAAGGCGGCCTGTGCGAATCCAGTTAGTAGCGGTAGGTCTGGATATCTTGAGAAATGCACAGGCCTCATCGAGTGTGAGGCTGTGTGATTCCATGGTTAGTCACTCCTGGATAATTCGGCAGCTATAATGCCAATTCCTAATGCCCATATATTTGCGCAGAAAAAATGCCTCTGGCATGACATGGAATCCGAGAGCATATAAGACCGCAGGAGTGAACGTCAGCAGGCCAATAATAATCGACCATGATGCTTTCCATTCTTTTGACATGTCTATCTCCAATAAAAAACCGCCATTGCGGCGGTCTAGTCGATGCGGATGTGTGGAATCTTTCCGGCTGCTATAGCGTCGTAAAGCTCATACCAGAAAGGACCAACCAAAGAACCGTCTGAGTGTTTGTCTCCGTACTCAAATGGCATCGCTTGAGGGTCGACACGAGAAAGTGCGATAACACCTTCAGCTCGTTTTTTCTCTGCTTCTGAGCGGATAGGGCGGAATTCAGAATGATGGATTGAAATTACGAATTCCTCATAAACCCCATCCTCCTCATCGGGGTTTCCGATGGACGCAAAAATCACATCCCGGCCAACTGCAATGCATTTCGCTTTAGTTTGATGAGTACCAAACAGAAACTCACAGCCCACCGGAGGCAATCCCAAGCCATCCCATTCTGGCTTGCTGGCTGCAAGTGCGGCTTCGTATTCTGTTAGTGTCACGCTTTCACGCTGACAAGGTTCTGTTGGCTTTCTGCATATTTCCTTAGCAATCGAGCCGTAAGTTAACGAGCAGTCATCAGGCCAATTCCCATGCTCGTCATAGAAATCAATCGTTGCCTCATCAACAAATCGTACACACTCAACTGCTCCAGCAGGCCATCCTCCATGTTTAGGCAACATCTCAACCAGCAATTCAAGTAATGTCATCGTCATCTCCTTACGCTAATTTCTTATAAACGCGAGGCTCATCAACAGTAGCCGCGCGAAGTTCGTGTTCGTGATGCACCGAGTAGTTGCCGTCATCCCATTTGCACCACGCTTTCGGATGGTCGCTATCCGGCTCAATCTGGCTCTCAACCATCCCTCTGATGCCTCCAGACTTAAGCTGTACTAACGCGCCCACAGCAAATTTAGCCATAACAAGCCCTCTGACATGTGAATGAGTGAAGAGATAGCGCTCAGGGCCATAATTCCGACTATGAGCCAGATAATTGGATTGGCGTGCATGGTGACTCCGGATAAAGAAAAACCCGCTGGGTGCGGGTTTGTTATGCTGCGTATTTTCTGTAAAGGGCACTGTCTAGCAGGGCATCCCTTACTCTGCTGGCAGTATTGGCGATCAGCATTGCCTCTTCCCTTGTTGAGAAGCTTCCAAGGTGCAGCTTCTTGCCATCAACTTGTATTGCCGCTATCCATTTCCTTTGCCGTCCATGCCAATGAACACCTATCACGCCGGACTTATTCCTTTTGCTGATGCCAGGATTCTGATTGTTTTCAGCAAGTGTGCATGGGCGAATGTTGCACCAGCGATTGTCATTCCTTATTCTGTTTTTATGATCAACCGCTTTAGGCCACCTACCAGTCATATAGAAAATAGCCAATCTGTGAGCCCTATATCTCTTGCTGTTAATATAAATTTCGATGTATCCCGACTTGTTTAGGCTTCCTGCGATATCTCCCTTCCTTAGATTCCGAATGCTTTTTAGTCGATAAAAATTTCCAGTTTCAGGGTCATAAAAGAAAAGACGCTTAAGTTCCTCAAGAGAGACAACATCAGACATTTGTTACTCCTTTGTTTTCAGCGGCGCTGGAGGGGCGGCGTACAATGGAATCTCTGTGATTTCGTACTCGTTAATATCTTCCTGAGACCAGTTTCCAAATCTGGTATGCAGGCTAAAACGCGCATCGGTGTGAAGCCTATCTTTGTACATGTACGCCACAGGCTCCGCTTCGAGCGATGCCAGCGCGATACGCGCCAGCTCCTCCGCTTCTTCTGCTGGAAGCACGACGTTGCTACCTAGTCCGTATGTTTCGCGCCACTGCTGAATTTTGGTTAGGCGTTCTTTTGTGATTGGCATTTTCCCTCCTTACTCATTTTTCTGATTTCAAATGGGTAAACTGGAATTACCTTCATTTCTCCATCATCAAGCGCAGCCAATTGAGCTGATACCAGTGTTGCCTCAAACGCATTTAGGACACGGACATAACCCTGACCTGTAACTGAATCAGTAAAAACCACAGCAGCATTAGAGAGTTGAATTGGAGTTTTCATGGTTAGTTAGTCCAATATGTAAGTTCTTCGGCAACGTGCCAGTTGGCGTCAGCTTGGTCAGTAAATGGGGGATCGGTTTTAAGATGCTCCTCTACTGTTATTGCTGCGTTCTCCCGACAAAATGCTTTCCACCCCTTTCGGCCTGTTTTCCATCCGCGATGCCACCCAAGCTCTTTTGTTTCAGTACGCCACGCTCTATTTGCTAACTGCATCTGAGTTTTAGCCATTACTTTTCTCCTTCTGACTATAGGCAAGTAGACACTCTTCAAATCCAGCCTGATTATCTGTTTGACCTAAACTGAAGCCATGCTGAAGACCATGCCGAAATGCGCTATCCTGCAATTTATCTGCGGTTTCGAGCTTCGCCTCCAGCTCAGCAATCCGCTTCTTTGCGGCTTCCAGCTCATCCAGCAGCGCCAGCACGGTGGCTGGGTTGGCTGCGGCGATGAATTCAGCATTCGGGCTTTCGGTGCCGATTATTTCGCAGTTGCAGATATGGTCGAGATAAGTCGCGCCTTCAACTTCGTAATCTGCGGTTGTTACCTCTCCGCGTTTTTCTACCCATGGTCCCTGCGTCGCCCCCTCCGCCGATTCCCGTAATGCGCGCTTGTCGATTTTGCTCATTGGGTGGCCTCCCGAGCTAACTTCTTCACTTCGTGGACAAGAGATCTCACGCGCTTTTGTTCGTGAAAAAGTCTGCGGTAAAGGTCTTTGCGCATATCGTCGTACTTGATCAGTTTTTCGTAATCCCAGTACGGGTAAACGCATCCAGTGTAGGAATCACGCAAAGCCTGGTAATCTTCAGGAGTGATAGCCATGCCGCCGAAAAAGACGTAACAGCGCTTCAGTGATTCCAAATCACAGGCTGTTACGTCTTGATGCCCAGGAAGGCAACCAGACCACCAGTGGTCTTTAACTTTCCGCCGGCTTCCATCCCGCATATTTAGCGTCATCTCACTCCCGGCAAAAGCTTTGAAGGCTGCGCTTGCTGGCGAATACAGAAGTGGGCGTTTAAATGGACCGTCACTGCCGATTAAATCTCTTCCAATCTCGTCATAGACAAAATTTAGCGGCCGATTCAACACCAGCGCCTCTCTGTTATTAATTTGAACCACTGCGATAATTTTCAGTTCTTCGCTCATGACTGCACTCCTTTGCGAATTTGGGCGGGATTAGAACCCATTCTTTTTGAAACACAATAATCAGCTAGTCTTTGGGCTAATTGTTTATCTCGCTTACCGCAAGACAAAAGCCCAGCAGCAGTCATTACGTCAGTTAAAAATCTGGACTCAACCAAACTCAACTGATTAGTTACTGGAATCTCTGGCGAGTGGTCGATGGCGGGCCAGTAACCCAGCTCCCCTGCATAAACAAAACAGCTCGACGCAATGAAGTTATCCAGCCCCGCATTCTCCGCAGCCAACGCCGCGCATCTGGCTTCAAGTGCGGCGTAGTCTTCGTGCCGCACCATCGGCCCGTCTTTGCTCTCATGCCAATCTGATTTGAAATCATCAATATTGGTATGTGCTGCATAACGTTTCACGCTCATTTCTTCGCCCTCTGGTTTAACCACGCTGTCAGGAATTTGTTCTCGTTCACGCTGGGGAATGAGTTCTTCTTCAGCATTTCTTCGCGTGGGATATCGTTGATGGGTTTGAAGCGGTGGCGTGCGACAATCTCCTCAGGGTAGAAGCCCTGAAGTGCGTATGAGTTTCCAATCATGATTTGAGCCTCAGTTTCGAATGCGGCGTAAGCTAATGCCTTCGCGCTTGCACATCTGGCGAAGGGATTCGTATGAGCGGTTGATTTGTCTTGCAATGAGTTTTGAGTGAATGGTTCCGGCTTTTTCCCTGGCTGATGCTATATCAGATTCACCCCATGGCCGTCCGTGGCTAAGTTGGTTTGAGCGTAGTTCGTAGGTTTGTTTACGCTTGTACATTGCGCACCTACTTGATTAGCAGTGTTGGCTTACCGAGCTTGAGTGAAGCGCCAGGAATAGCGTTACCAGCCTTCAGTTGATGCTTGATAGCTAGCTTGTCGGCTTTGACCGTAGTGACGTATTCAACGTATTCAGGCGGTAGGGAGCCTTCATCTGTGATTTCAACTGACTCCACAGGAGCGCGAACAGTTACCTGATGGATGCCAGCGCGAATCCTTTTCTTTCCCATCATTTCAAGCGATGACGCGATGTAGGCCATGATGTTATCGACCTTGTTGTTGATTACTGACGCGCGTTCATTGAGTGCCTTAGCCTCTTCCTTGAGGCGCTCTGCGTATCCGGTTTCGTTCTTACAGATAGCCAGTAACTGCTCAATCTTGTCTGTAAGCTCTCCTTCCATGCCTTCCAGCGTGTCGGCTATCTCGCCGGCCTCAAAGTCGGAATCCATCAGCCTGGCGTAACCGTTGGCAATCTCATACAGCTTGCTCACTGGCGGCCTCCAGTTTTGACTTGCACTCGTGGTAGATGGCTTGCACGTTTTGCTGTAGCTTCATGCCTGAAGTGCGCTTGTATGCGTCAGCGAAGATGCGCTTAAGGTCATCCATGGTTTCAGCATGAGTCATATCATCGCAAAGCGTCTGAACGTGTTCGATGATTTCCTGCTGACGTTTCCGCTCATCCTCTCGAATATCTTCCTCTGACTTATGCGGCATTACCGGTTCAGTCCAAATTCCTTCCTCTTCGTTAAGAACGTGAATCGCACTATCAAGGCGAGAGGCTTTCGGCCAGTATTTACTTGCGCGTTTAACAACGGTTTTTCGTGCCATCTCATTCCAGTGATTAACCCATGGGCCCTTATCGCTGAATGCGGCTTTGCTTGTCTTCCTGACAGCCTCAATTTCTGCAAGGCTCATCTCTTCCGTAAGGTAATCGCCTGCAGGAGTCTTAACCGTGCAGTAAACACCAACGATGTCTCCACGCTCCCCGAAGGCGTTGTATTTGTGTGTCGGTGCCTTATCTAGGCCGTTTGACTCATAGGTGTCGTTAGCATGAACTAGCTTTGCCTGACCCCATGAGATAACACCTGACTCCATGGCGATATGCAGCAATCCCATGTAGCTGATATCAAGGCACACCATACCGTCACGAGGAACCAGATAAGCCAGTTTGCTCGCCGGGTTTAACGTGATGCCAATTGCTGCCACGTTGATGATCGCGTTCTGTGCGCTGGTCGGATTCGACAGTGCTGTTTTGGCGAGGAAGTCATTCTTCTGGAAATACTGAATTGCGAACTGGCTTTCCTTTGCCCATGTGACTGTCTGCTCAGTTAAAGCGCCGCAGAATAGCGGCTCCTGCTGCTTAACAAACTCAACGATATTGCTCATGCTGCATCCTCGAAAGTATGACGGCGCAGGAATATGCCAATCGCATACTCAACCTCTACGCGCGGTCTGAATATGTCCCACATAACCTCGCCAGCGAATTCCTGATAGCTGCAGTCGTCTTCGCCAAGCCACTCGACTGCATCCTTCGTGTAATCGTCAGGCCTATGTGATTCCAGCATATTGAGCACCGGCCTCATGTTCGCGCACAGCATCTCAACCTGCTTATCAATCTTCGCGTGGTCTTCATCGCTGAGATTCGCAATGATTTCCTTAACCTCTGTTTTGTCTGTCATCGTCAGGCGCATCTTCTGCATCCTCTTTCTGCTGTTTCAACATGTCCTGCATAAGGCGGACAAAGGCATCTTCTGACCAGGTATCTGCAATGCTCATTGCTTGGCGACCTTAATCAGCTGAGTTATCTCAATGATGTCCTCGCATAAATCCGTATACTGGAATGGCCCGCAGTTATGTGAGTTAGTGCGACGAGCAAAAGCCATTCTTCGTAGCTCTTTCAGAGCTTCTTCCAGTTCTTCGTAAGTAGGTTTGCTCATGGCTGCACCTTCTGATTCAGAAACTCAACCAGACGCTCCAGCAAGCTCTTAACGCGAGGTTGCTTGAAGTCTGCTCCTGTGATGATGTTCTGGCGTGAATGCTGGACGGATAAGATAGGGTCGAATGAGCGGGCCACGACGGCACCGCCCGCGATAGCAAATGTCATCGTGGGATTCCTTATGTTGTGTGTGATTGCATAGCAGGGAGCTATGTTAGATATTCTGCGTTTTAGCGAATTCGCCGTGATATTTGACTCTTGCCTCTTCTGAGACAAGTCCAGCAAGTTCTACGTCCTGATAGGAGCCAAAATAAACGTTTTTCCCATTTACATTGACGCGAACTACCCAAGCGCTTTTGTACTTAGTCACCCCTTTGTACCCGCTTGTGTTTCGCTTCTGAATATTGCTGTTTCGTCCGTTTTGAGAATGGTTGGCAAGGCGCAGGTTTTCGATTCTATTATCTGACTTGTTCCCGTTTATGTGGTCGATTAGCAAATCAGAATCAGATCCGTAAACAAGTAGCCAGATAACACGATGAACCATGAAGATATACCCAAGTATTCTTACTCTACGGTACTATCCACTATCGCCATATCCAGCAACCATTCCTTCATTCTTTCCTCTTTTCCACTTTAGGATTCCTGATGCAGGGTCGTAAGTGAACAGTCTTTCAACGAGATCTTGACTAAGAAGTGGCTTGCATTTAAGCCCTTCCTTTTTTGAAGGGTTAGGAATTTCAATGCAGCCGTCTTTGGAAAGCCTTTTAACGATTTCATCACCATTAACATCAAAAGACTTGCAAAATTGACTCCATCGCTTCTTGCTCTTAAGAAGAAAGTTGTAGATGAGATTTATATCGGTTTGATTATTCATAAATGCTCACTGATATACAGTTAAAAAAATGCCCTCACAGTGGAGGGCAAAGGTGAAACGAGGGGGTATTAATCAGAACATCACCAAAGTCTCCTTTAGATGATGTGGTGCGGTATTACACCCAATAGCTAACTCAGAGAATTAGCTATCAGCTGCTATTCGTTTGGTGGTTCAGGTAATGGCATCCAGTGAGTTACGGTTGGGCGGTAATTAGTTTTTCCCACCCAGCCATCTCCGTCATGCCAGCAAACGAATGGTTGCCCGTAAGTCCCATAACCAGAACGTTTTTCAATGCAAAGAACAAACTCTGTATTATCAGGCATCCGCTCACTACACTTAATCCACTCCATCGCTCCTCCCCCAGAGCCTTGCTGATGGCTGCGCGAGCATTATTTACCGCTGCTGTTAACTCAGGCTTGAAACCCCAATCTCGACGAACATCGCTTCTTACATCTTCTGGATAGAAAGTAACTAGTCCTTGCAGAGCTGCGAGAAGGTCAGGAGCTGCTGCTATCAGGTTTGCGTTTGCTTTCTGGAATGCGTCATTACCGTCGAACTCCACCCATGCAACCGGCAATATCATCCCATTCGACTGATCATCATCACGACTAACCGGGCCGATACTTCTGTCTGTTTTGGATGCCACCCAAGGGCCCGGCATGCCCATAAATCGTTTCATATTCACCTCTGTGGCTTGCTGCCAAAAGAAGGCCGACTATGTGGCCTCAGATTTCTCATTCTCGTAACGTTCTATGATTTCATCTGCATACCCGTTCTCAGTTAAAAACGTAACGATTTCGTCCATGCTCATATCGCTGAATGCTGAATCAATCAGCCTTTCGTGGAAGCTCTTAAGCTCGGCACCTTCCGTCACATCAAATTTAATGGTCGTTCCATCTTCGCGAATTGTTACTTCTCGCCATTTCCCATCACCGAAAAGACCGCCTTTACGGATATCAATTTGCATGCTTCACCTCAAATAAGTGGCTTGCTGCTCAGCTTCATGCGCTGAACGGCGTGGATTTTGTTACCGAGCGGGTTAGTGTCACGGTAGTAGGTGCGATTCTGTTTAACCGCCGTTACTTCAACTTCCTTCTGACGCGTTCCGGCAAGCGAAATGGCTTTGGTTACGCGTGTACTGCATGTGCTATTTGCTACCCGGCGTGCAAGAGAAGCGTCCTGCATTGCCTGTTCACGTTGAGCTTGTCTGCGTGCTCTGCGGCGATTTCTGGCGTTATCATCAGCCATGTAAGTAACGATTATCATGTTGACCTCCGATGATTGGCTTTGGTGATGTGTTTGGTTGGGGGCCCGTTTCGACACTGCGTCTGCCTACTTCACTTCAGCTTCTGCGCAATGCCTCGCCGCTTCACGTGCGACATATTCCCTTCCGTGAACCATTCAACACATCCCAAAGCCAACTACTCTTTGGTTCCCGCATTTCGGCGGGACAATCCCATCAATGTTAAAGAGCGATTTACCGTCCTGGTGAGTAGTGCGTCCTGCTGATGGAGTAAAATTAGCACCATGCTAAATTGATAGCAAGCGCTAGATGCTAAAAATTAGCGTGATTTGCTAAAGAGATGTTTTTGAAGGGAAAATAATTTAGCGCAAAGCTGATGTGATATTTACATTGGGCAACAAAAAACCCGCACTAGGCGGGTTGGATGTATTGCTGTGGAGGTATTAGTAGGTTACGGATGACCAGAAGACGCGGCCAATCACTCGAATATCAGATGATGGTCTTATTTCTTCAGGGTGCTCTTCGCTGTTGTAACTCCTGATCCGAATCATTCCACCAGGCATTGCATACAACAGTTTTACACGTAGTAAATCGCCGTAGTCGATAGCATACATCTTGCCGTCTTTAACTTCCTTGCAGCCAGTATCAACTCCGACTGTAGAACCGTTAGGCAGCACCGGTTCCATACTATTACCGATAACCTCAACGCAAACAGCATTAGTGAACTGTATGTTCAGTTTTCGAAGTGTAGATTTTGCGAATCTCAACTTATATCCATTATGGTCTTCACGAAAGGTGCTTCCAGCTCCTGCGGCTAACTGAACTTCCTTCAGGAACGGGATCTCAACTTCATCATCATCCAGTGATGTCTGGTTATCCCAAGGCTCAATCCCACCGATTATCTTAGCCTCACCTCGATTCTCGGCTTCCTCTAACTCTGGATGTAATTGATCTAACCAGCCATGTGGAAGGTTTAGGTTTAGTTCAATTTTGCGAGCAAGGTCATCACCTAAATTTCGTACTGCCTTTTCACCCAGTATCTGACTGAGGGTAGAGGGTGACGTGCCGACTTTTTCTGCAAAGTCAGCCTTCGTGATTCCACTGCGGATAGCAAGGTTCTGCTGGTAGCGGAGGTTGGTCCGCCTGATGTCTTTTATGTCCATGCTCAAATCATCCCATCTTTTAGCACGGCGATAAATATGCATAAAGCTAAACTCTCTCTTGATTTAAATTTAGCACGACGCTAATATTTGTATTGTGCATTAGCAGATGGAGCACCTATGGAAACCAACGTTAAGCAGTTTGAACAGATGAATGATCTGCTTCGCTGGAGAAAACAGGCCTCCAAGGAAGATTGGGAAAAGCTGGCGAAGCTTGCCAATACAACTCCTGGGAACCTGGACCAGCTGGCTTATGGATATCGCGGAGCATCAGCGCAGAAGGCAAGTGACATTGCAAACGCATCCTTGAACTTTCGCTTCCCTAAGCCTGTAACCAAAGAAGCAATCGCCTTTCCTCCAGTACGGAAGGTGACAAGCAGTAAAGCAGCATAAGCAGTACCGCTCTTTAACAGTTCTGGCCTCATTCCCGCCGAAATGCGGGGATAAACCAACGCATCAACCGATGCGTATTTAATTATTAACTAAAGGAAGTATTACAAATGGAACACGCAAACAAACGCAACGAGGCAATGCGCATTGAAAGTGCCTTGCTTAACAAGATCGCCCTGATTGGCACAGAGAAAACAGCAGCAGCTGTAGGTGTCGATAAAGCGCAGATTAGCCGTTGGAAGCGAGACTGGATTCCTAAGTTCTCGATGCTTCTGGCAGTGCTTGAATGGGGCGTTGTTGATGATGAGATGGCGAGACTTGCTCAGCAGGTGGCGTCGATTCTTACAAAAGAAAAACGTCCAGCTGTTGGTAGCAGTCTGGACGCTTAAGCACACTGTGTTACGCCAAGTAACAGGAGTAATTATGACAAAACCACTCAGTCCTTACCAGGACAAAATGCACAAAAACATACTACGTGATCGCTTCCTGTCCAGCTTCAAGCAGCCTGGTCGATTTCGGGCTGAGTTGGAGAAAGTGAAGCTGATGCAGAAGGAGAAAGGTCATGAGTAACGTATCCAATCTAGCCGAAGCCAGAGAGGCCAGAAGGCTACAGCAACCGCATCAAAGCAGCGGTAAGGGGTATGCCTTGCTGCACCGTAAAATCATGGATGTGCCTTTCTACAAGGATGCTGAAGCATCACATCTGTGGGTTCACTTAATCCTGAAGGCCAAGCATGCACCTGAGCATGTGATGACTGACGCTGGAGAAATTCTGGTAGGCAGAGGGAAGCTGCTTAGCGGAAGAAACGCTCTGGCGTTTGAGACAGGACTCAATCCTGATCGCGTTCATTACCTGCTGAGAAAGTTCAAGAAGCTCGGCATGATTGACTGGGTTTCACACGGTAAATTCTCAGTTTTCTCGGTAGAAAAATATGACGATTATCAGTCAAATTCTGTACCAGCAGATTACCAGCAGATTACCAGCGCTAAGCCAGTAACACCAATACCTGCGAGCGATACTGTACCAGCAGATTACCAGCAGATTACCACAGATAAAGAATTTAATAATATCTCTTCTACTAACGTAGAAGAGAGTGCCATAGCAGCACCAAAAACTGAGAAAAAGAAATCGTCTCTCAGTTGTCAGCAAGTCGTCGATGTCTACCACGAGTTAATACCTGAAGCACCAAAAGTCAGGGCACTTAATGACAAACGCAAAAACCAGATTCAGACGTTCTGGAGAAAAGCCGGTGTCATCACGCGCCAACTCGATGGGCATGGTTTCACACTGGAAGACTGGAAGTCCTACCTGAGCTATGTCGCTACAAACTGCCGCTGGATGTTCGAGGAAAGACAAAATCCTCAACGCGGCACCGTCTGGCACAAGAAGGGATTCGACTTCCTGCTGAACGACAACACCTACCTGAAAGTACGCGAGGGAGAGCACGATGACCGTTAAAAAATCACCCATGTCAAACAGAGAGTTAGTTGATGCAGCGATAGAGCTTGCTGGTAAGTTTTATTCAATGCAGGGCTACACACACAGACCTGGATTCAAATATTGGGAGTCTCCTCATCCACAGGAGCAACTAGTTTTCGAAATGGCATGTCAGGCATTCGAGTTTATTCGCGGATCCGATGTCATGGATGCTGTGGCGGATTTGGAGGATGAGGGATGACAGACGATTACAAATTGCCACCCAACAATTACGAGGCTGAGCAGGCTGTGCTGGGTTCAATCATGCTGGACGCGCAGAGTGACAACATTCAGCGCGTCTTTTCTTTCCTGAAGCCTGATATGTTCTACAGCCGTCAGCATGGGCATATCTTTAAATCACTAAGTGATCTCAACACGAAAGGTAAACCACTTGACCTTCTGACCCTTGCTGACGTGCTTGAGGCTTCTGGTGATTTGCAGAATGTCGGCGGCTTTGCATACCTGGCTGAACTTTCAAAGAACACTCCAAGCGCGGCTAATGTGATCCACTATGCCAACGCCGTGAAAGACAAAGCTACCGAGCGCATGGCTATCACTCAGGCAAACCGTATGCTGGAAATCTTATATTCCAGAAACGGTATGAGCACAGAGGATAAAATTGAAGCCGTACAAGCTATTTCCATGCAAATCGATGAGAGGGCTAAGACAGTTAAACGTGGCGGCCTCATGCCTTTCTCAGATGTATTTAGTGAGTGGCTGGATGTTGTTGATGGTCGTTTGGCTCAGGACCCAGCATCGATTGGCATCACATCCGGAATTCAGGCTCTTGATGCCATGCTTGAGCCAAAGCGAATCGTCAAAGGCTCACTGTTTGTGATAGGCGCTCGTCCGAAGATGGGGAAAACGACGCTCTACACCAGTATGGCGATTCATTGTGCGCTGAACGAAAACCTTCCTGCTTTGGCTTTCAGTCTCGAAATGCCTCGCGTGCAATTGGCAGAAAACATAATTAGCCAGAACTCCGGGGTCAATTCAAAAGTCTTCTACCTCAACGATTACGACGATAACAAATTCTCCCTGGCTTCAGCTAAAGGGTTTGAGATTGCTCAAAATGGAAACCTGTATATCGACGATACTCCAGGGCTTCCTTTGGCGCACATCGTTGCGGAATCTCGCAGAATTAAGCGAGAGAGGGGAGTTGTAGGGATGATACTTGTCGACTATCTGACGCTGATGAAGGCAGAAAAGGCGGAGAGGAATGACCTTGCCTATGGAATCATCACCAAAGGACTGAAGAACCTAGCGAAAGAACTTAACTGCGTTGTTGTGTTGCTGACTCAGCTCAATCGCGACCTTGAAAAGCGACAGAATAAGCGACCTTTGCCAAGTGATTCACGCGATACCGGTCAGATTGAGCAGGACTGTGACTACTGGCTTGGCATTTATCGAGAAGGGGCATACGAAGAAAACGTTAATCAGGCTGAAACTGAGTATCTGCTTAGGTTAAACCGCCATGGTGAATCTGGTGTTGTTTATGCTGAACAACGCAACGGGATTATCTACCCCGTTGACCAGGAACAAGCCAAACGACGAAATACAGAACGCGAAGAGAAACCCAAGAGCAAGAAAGGGGGCTACTAGTGAACACACGAGACAAAATACTCAACCACCTTGAAACAAACATTCCCACCTCAGCACCACAATTCGCAAAACTTCTCGGATGCCAGAAATCACATATAAACCTACTGCTGCGTGACCTTATCGCAGACGGTCAGATTGAGATTGAGCGCATCAGTAAGAGCGTGAAGTACTACCGGTTAGCTTCACTGCATCACGAGCGAACAGAGGCCGTCCTGCGCTATCTTGATGAGCATGAAACCGGAATGGCCGTTGAGATATCCACTGCAACCGGAATCGACAAGCGACTCGTTACGAAGATGCTCAAACATCTTCATGAAAACGGTGAGCTTCATCGTGATTGGTGCCACAAAAACGCATGGGTATACAGCAAGAAGCCGGTATTTAACTTCGGCGCAGCTAACCCACTGACTGCATTTATCAACCAGAGATTGAGAGAGGTGAGAGCATCATGAGCGAACCAAAGCCCGGAGATGTAATTCGCTGGACACGTGATACTAACTGGCGAGGAGTTGAAGTTACTGAGCACAGGCTTGAGATATACCGGCATACGCTTGGATTCTTTGAAGATAACAATCATCGAGAGGCAGGAATATTCACTCCGCTCTCTGACCCTGATTTATGGGTCGACGGTCCTGATTCGAAAGATGAATACATCTGCAATTTCGGTTCTTACAAAAGTAATCAGGTACCGGCTTTCGACATTATCAAGTCGGGCGACTTACACCCCAGCACGCTGATGGAGAGGAATGATGACAACGATTGACTTTCTTTACGACGAATGGACAAAAGAGCGGTTCAGGCGTCACTACAAGATGGCAAAGGTCATCCGCAACAAGTCATATCGCAATGACTACCGAAAGGTAATGGCGAAGAACATGCAGAAGAATATCGACAAGATATTCCCGCGCGGTAAAGCGGTGTGGCGCTTACTCAAAACAAGCAAAACTATCTGGTGATGGAGAGGAATATGGACGAATCAAGAAAGCAGTTTGAAGAGTGGTTTCATTCTCGATATGACAGTATTTCAATGCCTCCTAATGACAGGGTTAACTTATTCACCTTCTCATGGGCTGCATGGATAGCATCTCGCGCAGCTATCGAGATTGAGTTGCCAGAAGCCGAGCTTGTTTACTCCACTGCAACAGATACATATGGCGAGGATGGTTGCTTAATGCTGCCGGTAGAAACGATAGCAAGAGTGCTCAATGATGCTGGAATCAAAGTGAAGGAGTGAGTATGAGCGATTTAAAGCCGTGCCCGTTTTGCATGAGCAAAGACAATGCTGTATTGAGTTACTGCGATCAGGAATGGTTCCATGCTTACTGCTACAACTGCGGAGCGAATGGACCTGAGGAAAAAACACAAGCCGAAGCAACATTAGCCTGGAACCGGAGAGCAGGAGATGAAGCAGACAATCTTCCTACGAAGTAAACAGCAACAGCAGTCAGCAATAAACGCCATCCTAGCATCACCTCTCGACAACGACAGACCCATCACCATTCGAATCTCTGACTACAAGCGAAACCTGGACCAGAATGCCAAGTTCCATAGCATGCTGGGCGATATATCTCGTCAGGTAACGTGGTGCGGAAAGAAACTTAAGCCTGAGCAGTGGAAGGTGTTGCTGATTAGCGGTCATGCAGTCGCTACAAAGCAGGAAGCTGAAGTCGTGCCCGGGTTAGAGGGTGAGTACGTCAACATCCGCGAGAGCAGCGCAGAGATGAGCGTAGGACGCATGGCGAGCCTTATAGAGTACACGACTGCGTGGGCTCTTTGTCATGGCGTCAGGTTCACTGACAGGAGGTATGAATGAGTCGACAGCGACGAAGCATAACCCAAATCGCAATGGACAACCTGATATTCATCCCCACCAAACGCTCCAGAAACAAACCCAAGCCAGTACCTAACGAATCAGACGTAACAACCTTCAACTACACCGCGCATCTGTGGGATATCCGCTGGCTGCGTGACCGTGCGAGGAAATAGCTATGAGCTCAGCAGACGATTACGCCGACAGATTACATGACCTGCTTGAGGATATGTCCAGTGACGGTATCGACCACTGGGACGTGATATTCAACCTCATGCTCGACTATCTGGAGGCAACAACATTCGCAGATGATGACAAGGCTATCTGCGTGGACATTGGCGACAAGACAATCCTCATCCGGTTAATCGATGGTGGGATGCCGGAAGAAACCACAGCAGCGAGGTTGCATTGATGCTCACAACCTCAGAAGCCCAATCCTACGAGCAGCAGAGCATATGTAGAACGTTGTGCGCCGGCTGCACGAAGGAACTAACGCCAGAGGAAACCTATGCATGTTCTGAATGCGTGGATGAATGGCTGATTTATCGAGATCCGAACGGAGATATCACCAATGAGGATAGCAAGGCGCAGGTGTAAAAACGAAGAGTGCAGAGAATGGTTTCATCCTCAACACTCGAACATATGGTGGTGCTCACCGGAATGCGGAACAAAGATAGCACTGGAACGACGAAGCAAGGAGAGAGAAAAAGCAGAGAAAGCAGCAGACAAGAAAAGACGACGAGAATATCAGCAGCAGAAAGATAAGTTAAAGATTCGAAAACTCGACTTAAAGCCCCGCAGTTACTGGATTAAACAAGCCCAACAAGCAGTAAACGCCTTCATCAGAGAAAGAGACCGCGACTTACCATGTATCTCGTGCGGAACGTTCACGTCTGCTCAGTGGGATGCGGGTCACTACCGCACGACTGCTGCGGCACCTCAACTCCGATTTGATGAGCGCAACATCCATAAGCAGTGCGTCGTGTGCAATCAGCACAAGAGCGGGAATCTGGTTCCTTATCGCGTGATGCTCATCGAACGCATCGGGCATGCAGCTGTAGATGAAATCGAATCTGACCATAAGCGCCATAGCTGGACTACCGAAGAGTGCAAAGCGATTAAGGCAGAGTATCAGCAGAAGCTTAAAGACCTGCGTGAAAGCAGGAGTGAGGCAGCATGACACCCTCTATCAAAACCATACCCGACATTCTCGTTGAAGTACGCGGTAACCAGTCAGAAGCAGCAAGGCAATTAGCCTGTAGTCGAAACACCATTCTCAGGTATTCACGAGACACCAAAGCTCAATTCCACGCCATCGTTAACGGCGTTCTCATGGTTCATCAAGGAGGTCGAGGTAAAACATGTGCAGCGTAACTAACATCCAGCAAGTCAAATGGCAGCGTCAGCGCGATATGCACACCGAGCAGGTGCTGATTGGCAAAGAGCGGGAGCTTGAGCGCAGCCTTGAGTATGTGCGCGAGCAATTGCGGGAAGTGCGTAATCGGCTGGGTACGAATAAGCCAGACGGTCCGGAGGCGGCGTAGATGATCACAACCAAACTGATAGAAATCAATGACGAGCAGAAGCTAGAGTTGGCTAAGGTCAGGGAGGCTTTTTACTACAACCCTGAGACTGGAAATTTTAGTTCAAGGCAGCATAACGGTATTCGCACAAGATGCATGATCGGCGATAACGGTTATATCTACGTAAGCATTAAAGGGAAGAAGTACGCAGCCCATAGGCTGGCATGGTTTTACTTCCATGGCAGATGGCCTAAAGAAGATATCGACCATATCAACGGAAACCCATCTGACAATCGCATTCTTAACCTACGCGAAGCCACGAGAAAGCAAAACGCTCATAATAGACGACTAGGTAAAAACAATACCTCTGGTATGCGCTGCGTGAGCAAGAACCGCGTTAATGGAAAATATGCTGTAAAGATATGGCGTTTTGGTCAATGTTTCTTTCTTGGTGAGTATTCGGAGAAAATAGATGCTGCGAAAGTGGCTAACGATTTTCTCAGGAAAACAGATGAAGAGTTTTTCAGTGATGTAAGAGCCAAGCATGACCTACCTGATGATCAGCTTGCACTTCTCGCCACCATTAAACGAGCAAAAGACCTCGGGTTCAAACCAAGGCTTTTACCTGAAAATAGAGTGTGGGTGTCTCACATGCTTAATGCGTGGGGGCGCTGGGCATATGATGGCATGAGCGAGAAGTCTCAAATCAGTCCAATTGCCAGATTCATGGAGTCGGTGTCAGGTCGGGGGGCCATAACATCGGATGGAATCGTGGCAATCATGGAGAGTCTTCACAATCGCGGTTACAACGGTGAAGAGCTTATCAAGAAACTAGCGCAAGTCATCGCAAATCTTAAGCACTCGAATACTGATCGCTGCACTGATGAGGAAGGCATGTTTATGGACAGACTCATTCTCAATGTGCTTGGAAGCAAGGCGGTGCTCACTAAGGTTGCGGTTAACTACTACGTCTATGGTCATGCAGTAGAAACCATAGCGCAGTACCTGCAGCGACTAACAAGGGGATCACTAACGATGCCACAATCACGTGACAGAGTTAGATGGTGCATTAGTTTAATTGAGGCTAAGATTTACCACGCAGCCATGAAGGAGTTGGAACTGGATGAAAATGCAAAACTTGTCGCATAAATAAATTTTATCCGAAAAAGCTTGCAAAAAAATTATAGCCTGGTAAATTCTCTGTATGCTCGGAGCAAAAGCGAACAGAGCAGCCAAACAAACAAGCCCTGAGTTAATAGCTCGGGGCTTTTTGCGTTAATACCGATAGCAAAACAAGTCGTCATCGCGGCGGCTTTATCTTGCATCAGGTGCATAACTGAATTCGCGAATACGTTATGCCGTCCGCTCCACGAAACGGAGTGCACAACAGGAAAGAGCATTTGTAGGGTTCGACTCCCTGCCGTGGGGTTGCGCCACATGATGCGAGTCATGAGTGCTCTGTCCGTTGTGGTGTAACTCAATTCCCGCTTGCGGGTTGAATGGGTAGAGTAATGCATCAACCGGTTATCCGGCAGGGCAGGCATGATGCTAATGCTGAACCTGAGTATCGGTTCGAGTCCGATCGCCACACACAGAACCCACTACCTTGGACCCTTCGGCCAGAGAGCCGACATTGCCTTACCCTCATCTTCCTGGCTTGTCGCCAGGTTTTTTATTCCAGGTCCCGGGAAACATCCTCGACATGCCTTGTTGTTAAATCGTCCCGAGGGCCTGAACCAACTACACACGGAATAAATATGTCTGAGACCTTCACTATCGTAGGCGTTGGTCTTACATCGTCATCAGTCGGTGTAACCTTTGCCACGCTGTTTCCGGAGGCGACTCCAGCAGTGATGCTCGGATCACTCGCCGGAACGGCGCTATACGTTCTGACCTCAGATCCCCATCAACTCTGGAAGCAGGCTATCTTTGCGCTGATATCGTTTATCAGTGGCGTGTTCTTCTCCGTGCCCATGGCGAAAATCATGGCCGGAATCATCAACACGCCGTTAAGCCTGATGAAGCCACCGGCCAGCATTGAGGTATCGCCAGCTGTCGGTGCAATTGTCACTGCTTCCATTTCCGTGGCAGTCCTGCTGCGCATTCTCCGCAAATCCAAAAGCGGGAAGATGCCGGGGCTGGGGGAGGAAGATAAATGACATGGCAGCTTCTTCTGATGGATGCAAACGCCATAGTTTGCCTGTTAATAATGGTCAGGCTGATGTTTTTCCGTAAAGAGGGAAAGCGTCATCGCCTGAGTGTCGCGGTGCTGGCCTATCTGGTCATCCTTGCCGCAGGATTCAACGCCTTCAACATTCTGCTCGGCCACTACGTACAGGTTAACCTCGGCGATCTGCTTCTGAACTCCGTCATCTGCATAGCGGTGTGGCTGGCACGAGGGAACCTGGCTAAGGTCGTTATAACGGAGTAGTCCATGCAAACCAGTGACAAAGGCATTGCCCTGATCAAGCAGTCCGAAGGCTGCAAGCTCACCGCGTACCAGGACAGCGTCGGAGTGTGGACGATCGGCTATGGCTGGACTCACCCAGTCGACGGTAAACCGATCCGCGCCGGGATGACGATTAAGCAGGAGACTGCGGAGCGATTGTTGAAGACCGGACTGGTCAGCTACGAAAGCGACGTGTCCCGCCTGGTTAAAGTAGGGCTGACTCAAGGGCAATTCGATGCTCTGGTGTCGTTCACGTATAACCTCGGCGCCCGGTCATTGTCGACATCGACTCTCCTACGAAAACTCAACGCCGGTGATTATGCTGGTGCTGCCGATGAGTTCCTGCGCTGGAATAAAGCTGGCGGTAAAGTCCTGAACGGGCTTACCCGTCGCCGCGAGGCAGAGCGCGCTCTGTTCCTGTCGTGATTGGTGCGCTGGTTAAACGCTACTGGTTGCAGTTGCTGGTTATAGCGGTAATCGGCGTGCTGGCGTTCTTCGTGAACCACTACCGCGACAATGCCATCACCTACAAAGACCAGCGAGACAAAGCCACCAAGAATCTCAGCTTAGCTAACGCCACCATCAAAGATATGCAGGTGCGCCAGCGAGATGCGGCTGCGCTGGATGCCAAATACACCGGAGAACTGGCTGATGCGAAAGAAACCATTGAGCGTCTGCATAGCGATGTCATTGCTGGCCGTAAGCGGCTGCAGCTCAACGCAAACTGTCCCGCGAACGGAACGACCAGCACCGGCGGCCTGGGCGATGCTACCGGCCCCCGACTTACTGACTCCGCTGAACGGGATTATTTCACCCTCAGAGAGCGAATCGTCACAGTGACGAAGCAGGTCGACTACCTGCAGGACTACATCAAAGAGCAGTGCCTCAAATAACAGCCTCGCAATAGCGGGGCTTTTTTGTATCCGTATTTCACCGCACACCGCAGCGCACTCCAACTACGTCGAACCATACCCTTTGAAATGAGCCTTTGAGGAAGTCAGTTAGTGCTGGCGAGCCTCGACGGGCTGATTTCCTATGCGGCAAAGGTTCATCTCAAAGAAAGGTACACGCTATGAATAATCCGTCAGTTATTCCAGCTTTCGATTTTCGTGAAATGGTCACGACTCTCGATAACAAGATAATCACCACGTCACTCAAGGTGGCGGACTACTTTGGTAAGCGACATAAAGATGTTTTGCGCGCCATACGTAACCTGAAATGCTCCGATGACTTCACCCGGCGCAATTTTGCGCCCATTGATTTTATTGATAAAAATGGCGATGTTCAGCCTATGTATAACATCACCCGCGACGGATGCATGATGCTCGTGATGGGATTCACTGGAAAAACAGCTACCGCAGTAAAGGAGTGTTATATCAATGCCTTTAACTGGATGTCCGAGCAGCTAAACCGACGCATGGCGATAGGTGAAGAAATGCAGCACCGCTACGCCATAAAAGAAACGCGCTCAAAGTTGAAGGGAACGATCGGCAGCCGGTTGATGAACGAACGGAAGAAAGAGAAGCGCGTTTTGGCATTGGAGCATGAACACATCATGCAGGTCACTCAGCCAGAACTCCTCATTGGTAGCTAAATACCTCGAATAGTTTTCTCCCGCGCCGTCCTGTCGCTGTCTCACCATCTTAACGAAGACCACGCCGCCTAAGCGGTCTCCATCCGTGCGAGTGGATGGTGTTAATCAATAACAGGGCATACCGCGATTTACCCTCTTAATCCATGAGGCGGGTTTTACGCACATGCTCGCGGTGACTGCGATGGTAGAAGAAAAGTCACTGGCAGCCGGAACAGACGGCTTAACTTATCAGCGAGAGAGGAAACATGAGCACACGCATAAAGCACTGGGACATCATTTTGCAAACGAAGGATGCATATGAAAGCGACATCATGCCAAGTCGCGTTGGAAGCCAAATGGATAATGAGCCTGACATCCGGTATGGATTTCTGATAGTGCGGAACGGGAACGATATCCACGGCGTCCCGATGGACCAAATCCATGCATTCAGCATCATAGCAGTGAAAGACGAATAGACATTACAGAAGCTCCATGCGAGGGGCTTCGATAATGACAATTTCTATTTTAGAAGGACATAGAAATGCCTACTAAGAAGCAACCAGGTAGGCCAGCAGGAACCCCAAAGACTGGTGGCCGCCAAAAAGGAACACCAAACAAGGTGACCGCGGACGTCAAATTGATTGCCCAGACCTACGGCGAGGAAGCGGTTAAGGCGTTAGTGAAAATACTACGTGATGACGAAGCACCTGCCGCAGCAAAGGTATCAGCAGCAAAAGAAATAATGGATCGCGCCTACGGTAAAGCCACTCAGCCTATGGAACATTCAGGTAGCGGCGGCGGGCCAATTGAGCACAATCATAACGTAGCCGTAGACGAAAAGGCGCTTAACAGCATATTGAGCAAACTATGAGCCAAATACTCGAATGGGAAGATTTGAGCGAAGCAGAACGCCAAGCCATCAAAGTCCTGTCCGAGCGCTCATTTCTGGCCTTTAACCGCATATTCTTTCAGTTGTTGCAGGGTGAGAAGTGGTCAGTTAACTGGCATCACCGATACATTGCGCAGGTGATTGAGGATATCGTTGCCGGCAAACGCCGCAATGTTGTCTTCAACGTTCCTCCAGGCAGTGGGAAAACCGAGATGTTAAGCATCCATGCGCCAGTGTGGACAATGCTGAACTGCCAGAAGGTCAGAAACCTCAATATTTCCTTCAGCGATACGCTGACAAAGCGTAACAGCCGCAGAAGCCGCGAAATCATCACTTCCGCTGAGTTTCAGACGCTATGGCCTCACTCGCTTGGCGTTAATCAGGCTGACGAATGGCAATTACTCAACGATGACGGCAAGGTTAAAGCCGAAGTAGTAAGCCGTGCGGCAAGTGGTCAGATTACCGGATCGCGTGGCGGTTATCAGATGCCAGGCTTTTCAGGTTGGATAAACCTTGATGACTTCGACAAGCCTCTTGATGTTTTCTCAGAGGTGAAGCGCAAAAAGGCACAGCAGACATTAACAAACACCATCCGCTCTCGTCGCGCCAATAAATCCAAAGATAACCCGACCCCGATAGTCGCCATTCAGCAGCGGCTGCACACAGAAGACAGTAGTGCATTCATGCTGTCCGGTGCAATGGGTATCGACTTTGAGCACGTCATCATCCCTGCGCTCATTGATGAAGCCTATATCGAGTCATTACCAGAGTGGCTTCAGGGGCATTGCTGGAATGACGTCAAAGACAGCGAGAAGATGCGAGGCTACTGGTCATACTGGCCTGCCAACGAATATGTAGGCGACCTTTGTCGCCAGTGGGACACGGACGAATACACCTTCATGTCTCAGGGCATGCAGAAGCCTATCAAGCTCGGCGGTAATGTATTTGATGGTTCATGGTGGCAGACATACGGGCCTGATGGAGATAAACCGGAGCCTGAGCGCTACGAATACCGCTTCACTACCGCAGACACAGCGCAGAAGACGGCTAACCATAACGACTGGTCAGTGCTGTGCGAGTGGGGCGTTTACAAAGACGACCTCTATCTAATCCACATGGAGCGCGGCAAGTGGAAAGCGCCAGAGCTAGAAACAAACTTCAAGGCGTTTATCTCTCAGGCATGGCGTAAGAATCGGGAAGCGGGAACACTGAGAAAAATCTACGTTGAAGATAAATCCAGTGGCACGGCTCTTATTCAGAACCTTGAGAAAAAGCTTCCCATCAAGATAAACGCTCTACAGCGAAACAAAGACAAAGTTACCCGGGCAATGGACGTTTTGCCGGTAGTCAAAGCACAGCGTGTCTATCTTCCTGCTGACGCTTCATTCTCCTCTGAGTTTATCGCTGAGCACAGTGCTTTCACCTACGACGACACTCACGACCACGACGACATCGTGGATAACCTTATCGACGCCGTGACTGAGGAATTACTCCTTGGCAGTGATGCCCTACGCAGACTCAAGGCGCTTGCAAGCTGAGAACTCACATGGCTAAACGCAACAACAGGCAGCAAAAGAAAATCGACAAGAAGATGAACATGGACAGCTATCAAAACGTGTTCATGAACATCGGAACAGGCGGTGACAGGTCAGCCTACAGCCGCATCCGTACAGCGCACCTGCTAACAAAGGCAACCCTAGACAGCATCTATCTCGGCGACGGATTAGGACGTCGCATCATTGACGTAGTGGCTGACGAAATGTTTCGTGCTGGCTTCACCGTAGACGGTGCAAACAATGAGCCTGAGATTATGTCTCGCTGGGACGAGCTTAACCTCACTCAGCAGTTTACGGACGCGGTGGCATGGGCTCGCTTATATGGCGGCTCGCTAATGCTGTTCGGTGTTAATGATGGCGGAGACCTTCAGTCGCAAATTGGCGAGGGTGAGCTTGAATTTGTCCGTGTGTACGACCGCTATCAGGTTCAGCCTTTCCTTCGCGATACCAACCCTGAAAGCGCAACATACGGCGAAATAACTCAGTACCAGATCAACCCTATCTCAGGAACGCCTTACTACGTTCACGCCAGCAGATGTCATGTGTTCGACGGAGAGCGACTGCCTAACCAGATTCGTCATCAGAATCAGGGATGGGGTGCTTCGTGCTTGCAGGGAGTCTATCAGGCGCTGACTGATTACGGCATGAGCCACGCACACGCTACAAGCCTGCTTGAGCGCAAACAGCAGGGCGTCTGGTCTGCTGCTGACCTGGCTGACCTCTGCAAAGACGGTGAGGGTAGAGATGCAGTGCAGGCTCGTCTCAACATGGTCGATATGACGCGCAGCAACGGCAACACCATCGGCGTAGACGCAAGCACTGAGAAGTACGAGCTGCTTAATGGCTCTCTGGAGGGCGTAGTCGATGTACAAGACCGCAAGCAGTTACGCATATCAGCGCTGACCGGCATCGATGAGCAAATCCTGTTCACCAAAACTCCATCTGGTCAGGGCGCGGATAAAACCACCGTTCCTGAGTCATGGAAGCAGCTCATTGGGCGCAAGCAGAAGGATGAGGCGAGACCTGCAATTGAAAAGGCGGTCAACTTCCTCACCACTGATAAAACCTGGACGATTAAGTTCAATCCTCTCTCAGTACCAACAGAGAAAGAGCAGGCAGAGACGGCTAACCAGTGGTCACAGGCTGATGAACGCTATTCGCAGCTTGGATGGGTAAGCAACGATGAAGGTATCGCCACAATGAAAAAACGTGGAGGCTACGTCTATCCGGAGATGAGCAATGGCTAAAGTCTGGCTTCATCCCTACGGCATAGAACGCGACTACACAAACGCGCTTGTAAAGGCCACCAGGCAGTTCAACAAAGAAATCAACTCAGCATACGGCGATATTCGCTTCGATGGCTGGCAGGACGATATGTCGGCTGTGCTGGCTTATCTCCGCAATGCTGGCAACCGCATCTTCCAGCCAGTAATTGATCGACTTCCGTCTTTCTTCGCGCTAACGAGTCAGTTTAACGACAAGCAATGGCGGCTGGTTGTGAAGGGTGGAACTGGCTATGACATCCCACCTTCGCAGGCTGTTATTGCCGGCCAGACAACTGTGCCCGTCTCATCTGGCGTGCTTGGTGTTGATGCTTATCGCGCTGAACCATGGCTGAGAGAAATGCAGGAGTTATGGGTATCAGAGAACACCAGGCTGATTAAATCCATTCCTGCTGACGAACTGGCAGACATGGAAGGCATCATCCAGCGCGGTGTAATGAATGGCTCAAGCGCTGACACCATCAGGAAGCAGATTCAGGAGCGATATGGCGTCACTGAGAGGCGCGCAAAGCTGATCGCAGTTGACCAGATAGGCAAAGCCAATTCAGCGCTCACAAAGCAGCGTCAGGCCGATGCTGGCATAACAGGCTACAAATGGCGAGGCGTACTTGATGAACGTGAAAGGCCTGAGCACAGAGCGCGAGAAGGTAATTCCTACAAGTGGAGCAATCCACCTCCTGATGGACATCCGGGGCAACCTGTCCGGTGTCGATGTTACGCAGAGCCTGACTGGTCTGGTTCAGTTTTCGATATCGGCGAATAAATAAGGCAAAACATGAAAACAGTATCTCGCTTCGATGTGGGAGAGCTTCGTGCGTCCGTGAACGAGGATGGTTATCTGGAGGACGTGCCGGTAGTGGGTCGCGTTGGCATCCAGTTATACCGAAATCCAGATGGCTCAGTGCGTCGTGAATTACGCCCGCCTGAAGAAGTATTCAACGCTGATTCACTGGCGAGTTTCAAAGGCAAACCGATCACGCTAGGCCATCCCGGCGCGGTGAATTCCAGAAACTCCCGAAAGCATCAGGTCGGAACGATGCTGGATGTTGGCAGAAAGGACGGCAGTAACGTTGCTGTTCCCATCATCATCCATGCTGACGAAGCAATATCTCAGGCTAAATCAGGCCGGGCAAGACAGCTTTCTCTGGGATATCGACTCGACCTTGAAGAGCGTCGCGGCTGGTTCAACAGAAAAACTCAGGAAGTAGTTTTCAGAGACGACGAATCCGAGAAATTCCCTGATGGGTACATAAGCGCTGACTGGGAAGAGTTCGACGCCGTTCAGCGAAACATCCGCATCAATCATCTCGCCCTCGTATCTAAAGCCCGGGCCGGTGATGTAGCAACACTGAATCTCGACGGTGATGAAGAAATCACCTTAGACGATGACGACAACCAACCAAAAGGTAAAACAATGCAGAAATTGCGACTCGACAACGGGCTTGAGTACGATGCTTCTCCTGAAGTCGTCGTGGCGTTCAACGCCCTTAAACAGGATGCAGAGGACGCTAATACCAAGCTGTCCGAAGCGCAAACAACCATCTCCACCATCACAGCAGAGCGCGACACTCTGAAAGCTGACGCAGCAGAGTTTGAAAACAAGCTGAAGCAGGCTCGCGAAGATGCAGAGAAAACCATTAAAGCTCGCACAGAACTCGAAGCAAAAGCAGAGAAGCACGGCATCAAGTGTGATGGCCTGGATGATATTGCCGTCAAGAAAGCGGTTGTAGCCAAGCTGAAGCCATCTATCAAGCTCGACGGCAAAGACGACACCTACATCAACGTCGCGTTCGACATGGCGATTGAGTCAGCACCTATGGAGCAGCAGCGCAAAATCGTCAATCAGGACAAAGCCCAAACCCGCGATGACTCCGCTGAACCAAAAGGCTCTGCCGCTGCTCGCCAAAAATACCTCGACCGCCTGCACGGCAAAAAGGAGACAGCATAATGCCTGTTCAGACTTCCTACGATAACGACATGCAGATCGCAATGCCTGGCATGCGTTCAGATTCAACCCATCAAATCACAGACGGTTGCAACGCAGCACAAGGCGCTATCAAGCCTGGCTATGTGGTAGCTCGCGTATCAGTAGCTAACGACAAGCGCGTAGTTAAACAGGTATCTGCGGCTGGCGATGCAGCAAACCTGATGGGTATCTGCCGCTTCAGCCACTACGGCTGCGTCACAGGTCAGTATGAAGATGGCGATGCCGTCAACGTGATGACATGGGGCCGAATCTGGGCTGTAACCACCTTATCAGCAGCACCAACCATGGGTACAGGCGTTAACGTTCTCACCTCTGGCGCAGACGCTGGCAAGGTTGCAGCAACCGGTGGCTCTCTGGCTCTGGACTGGGTGTTTACTGGTAAGTTTACCACTTTCAAAAACAGCGCTGGCGCAACAGTTAACCTGGCTGAAGTTCAAATCCGCAACCAGACCACACAGCCAACCGCATAAGGAACAATAATGGAACAGATGAATTACGACGAAGCGGACCTGTTCGCTATTGAACACGGCGCGGCGGCTAACGGCATTCGACTGGATGAAGGCGAGTCAATCTTCCTGGCTCGTGAGCTGGACTACGTTAAAACCAAGGTTTACGAAGTCGAATACCCTGCACTGACTGCGACCACTCTCTTCCCGGTCACATCAGAAATCCCTTCATACGCCAAAACGTTCACTTACGGCGTATGGGATGCAGTAGGCATGGCGCGTATCATCGCTGACTACTCTGACGACCTGCCAAATGTCGGCGTTAACTATCGTGAAGAAACCGGCAAGGTGTTCAGCCTGGGTAACTTCTACGAATACAGCCTGATGGAAATCCGAGCATCTCAGGCAACCGGTAAGAATCTGCCAACTCGTCTGGCTAACGCTGCCCGTCGAGCGCACGACGTGAAGGTTAATGACCTGGCGTTCTACGGCGATGATGATTATCAGATCGTCGGTGTTCTGGATCACCCGAACATTCCAGTAACTACCTCTGCTGGATGGACTACAGGCGATATCGCTTCTGGTGAACTGGAAGATGCAGTATCAGCAATCGAAACGGTAACTAAAGGCCTGCACTCTGCGAACGTGATCGCACTGCCGCCAAGCGCCTTTAAAATCCTTTCCAAGCCGATGCCAAACACCAACACGTCTTACATGACCTTCTTCAACCAGCAGTATCCTGGTATGCAGTGGATTCGTGTTAACGAGCTGGAAGACATCGATGGCTCAGGCACTAAGGCCGCTCTGGTAATGGAGCGTAACGCTGATAACGCATCCATGGAAATCCCGCAGCCGTTCGAACAGCTGCCACCTCAGGCTAACAACCTGGCGTTCAAGATTCCATGTCACAGCCGCGCTACCGGCGTACAGGTTTACCTGCCGCTGACTCTGCATCTCATCAAAGGCATTTAAGAGGCTTCGGCCTCTTTTCTTAAGGAACACCAATGAAGATTACCAACGCATCAGCACGACTGTATTACATCGCCGGCCAGAAACTGGCGCCGGGTCAGACTGCCGAAGTCGACGATTCCTGGAAGGACAACAAAACGGTGCAGGCATCCATCACTAAAGGTGAGTTGCGACTCGCTGACAAAGATGAAGCCGTAACCGCCAGTCAGGTAGAGAAAAAAGAGAAGGACAAGAAGTAATGAACATTGCCGCATTTGAAGGTCTTACGCCTCTGGAAATCTTCCGCAAGCTAGCGCCTGAATTTGCGGCTGTTCCTGATGAGGTTGTTCAGGGCTACATCGACCTTGCATCACTGTTTGTCTGCGAAGACGAGTATGGAGACGCATATAACGTAGCTCTGGCTCTAATGGCGGCCCATATCATGGCATCGCCTGGCGGTTACTCTGATAACGGTTCCACATCATCTGGTCGCATCCTCTCACGCAAGGAAGGTGATCTGGCAATCACTTATGGCAACGTATCAAATGATTCCAGTTACCTCAGCGGGACTACATACGGAAACCTGCTGCAACTGCTCCGCAAGAAGAGGGGGGCAGGATTCTCGATTATGACTCGCGGAGTCGTGGGGGGATGCTTGTGTCCGTAAAAATCACAGACAACAAGCGGCAATGGGAAAGATTAAGGCGAGAGCTCAAGGCAACCGGAAACAAAGAGGTAGTTGTCGGCATCCAGAAGGGCGAGGTTAATGATGGAGTGCTTGTCGCTGAATACGCAGCATGGAACGAATTCGGCACGAGGACAATTCCATCACGCCCATTCATGCGCACATACTTCGACACATCGGTCTCTCGGCTGGAAAAGTTCGCTACAAATGGAGTAACGCAAATTCTCCTCGGTAGAGCTACCTTTTCTCAGTTTCTGAATGCGGCTGGTTCAGAAATGGTAGAAGGGGTAAGAAAAAGTATCATTAATGGAAACTGGGTTCCAAATTCGGATTATACCCTTGCCCACAAAAAGGGATCAGACCCTCTTCTGGACGACAGGGTTATGTTCAACTCCGTTACTTTAGCTATTAAAAACTACGGATACTCAAAATGAGCAATCCATTTCGCAGACCTTTCCAAGTTCTAACACCATCGCCTTCAACCTTAGTTAATGGAGTGATTGTTGATGGGGTAATGACGGAGTCAACCGCTTACTTCAGCGTGCAAAGCATCAAAGATACGCAGGAGATTGAGAGCCTGGAGGAAGGGAGGAGGTTAACTGATTATCGCCGGCTGTACAGCGACACTAAGCTTCAGATTACTGATGATTTCCCCATGGCTCAGCCTGCACTTGTCGTTATTGATGGTTTTAACTACGAAGTTAAGCACCGTGAACCATGGCAAAACGGAATCATACCCCACTATAAATATTATGTGGTAAGGAAACGCGATGGCTGAAACCACAGTGTCGAATTTCGTTCCTGATGCTGTAGAGTCTGCTGCTTACCGTGTTTTGTCCCAGCTATTATCCGTACCTCTCGCTTACGCCAATCAGAACAACTCCCGGCTTCCTCTGCCTTATGCCACGCTTCGTGTATCAACGCGTACGACCATTGGCAGGGATGAGCATGGCGAAGTAGATGATGATGGTGTAATGCCGTCACACGGCGTTAGAGAAGGAACGGTGATGGTTTATGTGTACGGCGGAAGCGCACGAGAGCATTGCGACGACCTGATTAATAACATCCGTAAAACCACATCACGCTACCTGATGCGCAGAGAAAGCTTTGTTATCGCAAACAGCGCCCAGGTTAACGACCTTACAGGTCTGCGAGATGAAGCTAACTTCGAAGCGATGGCGAATGTAGACCTTACATTCCGCTACACCGGCAAGTACACGGATAACGTAGGGCTCATAGAAACCGTTGATGCGACAGGCGACATCGGCGGAATAGAAACACACCTCACTATCGCCGTCACATCCGACTAATCAACACGGAGTTTCATCAATGGCAAATCTAAGCCAGATTGCCAACGTGAATATTTCGCTGGACACAGCGAGTATCGCGAAGGCGTCATTCGGCATTCCACTTGCAGTTTCGCCGACAACGGCATTCAGTGAGCGAATCCGTAAATATTCAAGCTACAGCGCGGCGCAGCAGGACGGACTTGACCCGCAGACGCTCAAAGCGCTCTCAGCAGTATTCAGTCAGACACCTCGCCCAAATCAGGCGTGGGTAGGTCGCAGAAACGCCGTTTCTGTTGAACTGACAGTAACCAATTCGACGATAACAACGGGCAACATTTTCGCATTCAGCGTTAATGGCACCATAGTAACGTACACCGCAGCGAGTGGCGATGATGCTTCTGACGTATATACCGGTCTGAAAACAGCTCTGGCGGCACAATCTGTAGTTGATGCTCTGTTTACCAGCACCGCTGATGCTGAAGGGCTACACTTGGTAGTTAAAGCTCCTGAGACAGCAACCATCGTTAAGCCAGTGACCAACCTGTCAATCGCAACCGCAGGCTCAGCAGACGGTTTAGAATCTGACCTTAACGCCATTCAGCAGGAAGATCCGGGCTGGTACGGATTTGCTCTGGTAGAACGTGGTGACGCACTAATTCAGGATGCAGCGGCATGGGCTGAGACGCAGACAAAACTGTTCTTCGCGTGCAGCAATACTGCTGATATCTGGACGTCTGCTGATGACGATATCGCATCGCAGTTGCAGGACCTTCAATATCTTCGTACAGCGCTAATTGCTCACAAGGCAGCCGCGACTGAGTATCCTGAAATGGCATGGATGGGCCGATGCTTCACCATTGCGCCAGGTGGCGAAACGTGGGCACTTAAAACGCTAGCCGCTATCACACCGAGCAAGTTTAGCGATACAGAGCAGAGCTACATATTCCAGAAAAACGCCAACGCCTACGAACAGTACGCAGAAAACACCTACCTGATTAACAAAGGCAAGGCTGCATCTGGCGAATGGATTGATGTTGTGCGATTCCGTGATTGGCTTGTAGACAACATTCAGAAGAACATGGCTTCTCTGATGATCCGCCAGAAAAAGGTGCCTTACACCAATGGCGGCATTGCCCTCATCGTCAACAACCTGAACGGTTCACTTATTCAGGGGCAGCAGGCAGGAGGCATCGCTCCTGATGAGCGTGACAGCGAAGGGAACACAATCCCTGGCTTCCGTATCACCTACCCAAATGCCGCCGATGTGTCTGCTGATATCAAAGCTACCCGCACTCTCTATATCGAGTTTGTGGCGCTTCTGGCTGGTGCAATTCAGGTGGTCGAAATCAAAGGCTCACTTACCTATAGCTACGAGGGCTAATTATGGCTGCTGAATTAACTGGCTCTTATGACGGCTCAGAAGTTTTTGTCACTATCGGCCCACTACTATTAACAGGCTTCAGTGATGGAGACTCCATTACAGCCCGTAAGAACGCCAACTTCTATGAATCACGCGCTGGTCTTGATGGCTCAGTAGGTCGTGCGCGAGTAACGGATAAGCGTGGGCAGATCGAACTGCATCTTTTGCAGACATCCGCGGCAAACGACGAACTATCTGCACTGATGAACCTGGATTCATTAACGCAGGACGGCAAGGCAGTTTATCCGGTATCAGTAACTGACTTCTCTGGTCGTACTGTTATTGCAGCAGGCCAGGCTTGGCTTTATCAGCTCGGCGACGTGGCTTTCTCAACTAACGAGGTTGGTGAACGCATTTACACCTTTGAATGTGCTGACCTGAAATTCTCCCTCGGTGGTAACAACGTTTAACAATGCCGCCTTCGGGCGGTTTTTTTTGAGGTCCATATGTCTCAGGAATTCGCAACTTTCCATATCGGTGACAAAGAGTTTAAAGCCGCCAAAATGAACGCCTTCGCTGCGGCAAAGCACTTAGTAAAACTGAAGACGCTGCTTGATAAAGGCCTGGCTTCAGGCGGAGATGCAAACGCCATTCAGTTGCTGGCTGGTATTGATGAGAAGACGCTTGAGGATGTGATCATCCCTATCCTGCGAGACTCATCAACATTCAGCGTTACTGATGAGAAGAAAATCGACAGCCCTAACGCAATGAACCTTGTGTTTACAGTTGACACGCTGTTCGACTTTTTCGAGCTGTGCTGGGAAGTACTGAAGCTCAACTTCACCCCTTTTTTTACGAAAGTTCTCACCCTGTTTGGCTTAAGCCCAGAAGAGCTGGCAAATCGGGTTCAGTCACTGGCGAAAAGCGCGACCCGGGAAAGCTAAGGGAAGATGTTGAAACCGAGCTATGGGTGTGGCGTCCAATAATGAGAAATATGTGTACGGTTGCAGAGGTTAAGTCAGGCCTTATTACATGCGAAGACCTGCTCAAGCTTAACGCCCTCATAGAGATGACCGACTATCTGAACACGCCAATGGAGAAGTAAATGGTCATAAGAGAGTTACTTATCCGCCTCGGCCTTACCGGATCAGATAGTGTGGGGCGAGGGCTGGACAGGGTAGACGGAAAGGTCGATAAAACCATTCAGTCATTCAATGCGCTTGGTGGTGTTCTTGCTACGGTATTCGGTGCTGTAACGATCTCAAACATTGCCAAAACTGCTGACGAGATGCAGTCTCTGGAGGCTCGCATTGGAATGCTGCCGCAGACAATCACTACCGGTGCAGAAGCATTCGACACTGTGGCTCAAAGGGCAAGCGCAGCAAGGCAGGGCATTGAAGAGTATGCATCATTTTACATCAAGGCTGGTAACGCAACTCAGGACTTCTATAAAGACCAGGAACAGGTTTTACAGCTTACCGATGCAGTATCCATAGCACTTGCAGCTTCTGGTTCAACAGCCGTTGCGCAGGGACAGGCTTTCTTCCAGCTTGGTCAGGCAATTGGCTCTCCAACTGTCCAGATGGAAGAGATGAACACGCTTATCGATGTGGCTCCTGACCTGTTCAGAGCGCTTGGTAAGGCCATTCCAGGGGCGAACAATAACCTTAAAGCTTTCATCTCTACCGGTAAGGTTACGGGGAAAATGCTTGCTGAGGGGTTGATTAAGGTACTACCTCAATTCGTCGACCAGTTTAAACAAATGCCGATGACTATTGGTCAGGCGCTTGTTCTTGTAAATAACAGATGGTCGATGTTTATCAACAGGCTTAACCGCAGCAGCGGAGCTGTGACATGGGTGGCAAATAAGTTCCTGTGGATGGCTGATAAAATCGAGTATGCACTGGACTCAGTTATCGATGCTCTTGGTGGCGCAGAGAATGCCGTAAAACTGCTTGGAGTAGCTCTTGGCGCAGCAGGCCTAGTAGGTTCTATTTATCTCTTGTCCGCAGCCTTTACAGCACTAACAAGCCCTGTATTTTTGGTTATAGCTGCACTTGCTGCTCTGTTTCTTGTTGGTGAGGACATCAACTCCTGGCTCAATGGCAATAAATCGCTTCTGGGAGACATGATCGGGCCGGTTTCTGATTATACGGATTCAATAAACTCTTTGAAGGTGGCCCTTGCAGACATGAAGGACATGGCGGTGTGGGCGCTAAACGTTCTTAAAAGCCTTACCAACTTCTTTAACTCCAGCCAGGATAAAGCGCAGGAGTGGGGTGATAAGCTAGGAACTACAAGGTTCGGACCATGGTTGAAAGAAAAGGCCGGATGGCTTGTTGAGGACTTGGGTAAATGGGCGTCCTGGGGAAATGCACAAACCAACGGTGCATTTGATGTGCCGAGAATGTGGTCTGACATGCTTGCAGGGGTAAGGGGTTTCAATCAGGACGCAAAAGGTGGAAATACTTTACTGCCAAGTTACCAATCTCTTTCTCTGCCCCCACCATCCGCTGCGTCTGGGCCTAAGATTGATGTCAATATTGGCAACATCTCAGTGCCTGCCGGAACGTCTGACGAGCAGGTGAAATTCCTCCAGGATAGCGCCAAGTCAGCATTCAGTGACTACGGATGGAATGCGCTGGGTAACACATTAAACTTCAACACTGGAGGTTAGCATGGCAACTGATGTGCTTGGCTTCCTCTGGAACTCGTCAGGCGATAGCACCTTCAGTCTTAATGACCCGGGTGTCGGGAATCTTGAGTTCGACACGCTGGACCAGGAAACCCATGAGTGGACGCGCGATGTGACAATGAATCCCGTAGAAAACGGGTCGCCAATATCAGATCACATCATCCGTCAGCCAAAAAAGATTACTGTTGCAGGCATGATAAGTAATGCACCGGTGACGGGAGTATTAACTCAGGCGGCAAACGCTCTGGGTAGCGGTTTCGACGGGGAAGACAGGGTTAACACTGCGTTCAAGCTGCTCGATTCGCTCTATCTTTCAAACGAACTGGTAACCATCTACACCAAAAATTACACCTACGAGAATATGCTCATTCAGGGCATTAACATTCCCAGAAGGGTGGATGATGGTGATGCGGTCAACTTTACGATTGATGCTGTTCAGGCAAATATCGTCAGCACAGCTACGACAGAGGTTCCGCCTGGTGTAGGCGTCAGGAAAACGGATGCGACCAGTAATGGCGCTACTGCTAAAGCCGGGACATCAAACTCAGCAGACCCCGCTACTGCTAACCGGGCTACGCCAACCAAAAACGTTGGCAAGAATACGGGTTCAATCCTGAGCCAGGCTTTGGATGGGTTATCTGGCTCGGGCGGCAAGCTTCAGGAATATCTCGGCAACATCATAGGTAATGTTACCCCATGACCCCACTAAATTTTCAGGCTGGATTTACTGACCAGACATTGCAGGCTGTTTTCGACGATACACCGGTTACGCTTCGCCTGCGATGGAATGAGCGCTTTGGCTTCTGGTCGCTTGGTATCTATGACCGTGAGTCATTTCCCATCATAACTGGAGTCAAGCTTGTACAGAATTACCCGCTTCTAAAGAACTTCAGTTTCGATAATTTCTCCGGAGATATCTACTTCATCCGTACGTATGGTGAAAAGGTACGCCCTGATATCGATTCGATTGGAGGCGATCACCTGTTGGTGTATGCCACTAAGGAAGAAATAGATGAGTTTGTTTCTGCGAACGGGTGAGATAATTGTAGGTCAGCCTCAGGGGGAGGCAGTAAGTATTAAAGACCTGAGGTTTGAGTTCGACATCACCAAAACAGCAAGCAAAACCGCCAACGAAGCATCACTCAAAATCTACAACGCCGCCCCCACGACAATCACTTTGATGGAGACCGTAAATAACGTGGTCATCATCAAGGCTGGCTACGTCAATGATATCGGCGCTATCACCATCTTCACTGGCACCACTTGCCGTAGCCTGACGTATCAGGATGGGCCTGACATCATCACAGAGATGGAGTTAAGGGATAGTGTCATACCCTTGCGCGACGCCAAGATAAGCGTTTCCTTCCCTCCAAATACCTCAGCAATGACTGTTCTGGATGGAGTAGCGAAGAACTTCGGGCTGCCAATCAAGAAGAGCATCAGCAAGGTTCAGGATAAGCAGTACGTCGGCGGATATGCCTATAACGGCAGGGTTCGTGATGCCATGGACAGAGTCTGTAATTATCTCGGGCTGGAGTGGAGCGCTCAGGATAGCGAAATACAGATCATTAAAAAGGGTGGTGTCTATGCAGACACTGCTGTCGTGCTATCGAAAGACACTGGCATGATCGGATATCCCCGTCGTGAAGCAAAAACCATGACCGAGAAGACGGCAGCCAAGCAGGGCATCAAATACGGTCAGAAAGGTATTGTAAGGACGGTTGTGGATGTCGAAGACCCAACGGCTAAGCTCAAAGACCGGGTCACTTTAGAGGTGCAGGGCTACCGGGTGAAATCACTGCTCAACCCCGCCATTTATCCTGGCGCTTATGTGCAGCTTAAATCACGCGGCATAGACGGGGAGTTCTTCAGGGTTGAAGAAGCACATTACACCGGTGATACACACGGGCAGGAATGGAGCGTGGAAGTGCTATTGAGGTTTATCTGATGGCTGATAACAGTGATGTAGTAGAGGCGCTCAGACGGCTTGTCAGCTCGGAAATGGACACGGTAAACACTGCGCTTCCATGTACCGTGGTGAGTTACTCAGGTGGCAAGGTAACGGTAAAGCCTGATGGCGAGAAAATATACGCAGATGGCGATACCAACGCCTACCCGGTACTAAGCGATTTGCGCATGGTTTGGCCGCAGTTCGCAAACGGTCAGGCCGGATTAAAAGGACCAGTTCAGGCAGGAGATAAATGCCTTTTGGTGGTCTGCCAGCAGGCAACCGATGGAAGCGACGACACAAGGCGATTCGACATCATCGACTCATACGTTATTCCAGGCGCGGGTTACAGCGATGCTGTTCCTGGCAACGATGACGTGAGAATGTATTTTGGCGACGCCTTCATTGCTATTAATGCCAACGGAAAAATGACCATAAACGCGCCAGGTGGGGTGGAAGAAACAACCCCGCTGCATACCGTTAAAGGAAGAATGACCGTTGAGCAGCTATTTACCTATCAGGGCGGCATGACTGGCTCAGGTGGTGAAACATCGGTGGCTACCATTACTGGAACGATGCAGGTAATTGGTGACGTAGTTATAAATGGTATTAAAATAGGCACTCACAAACATCCTGGCGATAGTGGTGGAACCACTGGAGAGCCTATTAACTAACGGGGCAACATGGAAAACGCGCTGATTATTCTGGTAGTTCTTATAGTTATTTTCATCGTATTCAGGAAATTCAACCTTTGGTACTGGAAAATCCAGGAGCACATTGACAATCAGAAGCAGATTATCTCCCTTCTGGAAAAGGTCAGCACCCGTGTAGGCTCAATGGATGAGGAGATAACTGAATTATCAAGGATATACAAAGGGAAAAACCAGCCTGCACCAAAGTCTGGACTCCTTGATGATTGAGAAATAATCTCGCAATTGACCCAGGAATGAGCCCATAGATATGGGCTTTTTTTATTATAAGGCCCAAGATGATAGATTTCAGACTTACAGATAACAAAGTCGTTTTCACTAACGGCCTTCTTCAGTACGTAGATGGCGCTGAGCGAGTCAGGCAACAGGTGGAGTTCAGACTAAACCTGTGGCGAGGGGAGTGGTTCCTTGATAGCCAATTTGGAACGCCTTACCTACAGGATATTCTAGGTAAGCAGGTAACGCTTAATGGCGCGCTATCAGCCATCCGTACAGAAATCCTCTCTGTAGAAGGTGTTACTGGCATCGTTGAATTTACCTACAACTTTGACCGGGCAGAGCGAAAGCTGAGTATAGAATTTACAGCCAACACTGATTATGGGTTGGTGCAGTACCCCTGATAAATACCCCATTCAATATGCCTCGCCAACGTGCGGGGTTTTTTTATGCCTGAAATAAGGTGCATATGGCTGATTACATTACTGCGACAGGCTTTGACAAGCCTACATTACCGGAGATGGTTCAGGAAATCGGTGATGCAATGGAAACGGTTGTCGGACCGATTAACAGAGAGGCTGATTCGACCACCGGACAATGGATCGGAATTGAAGCTGAGCAAAACGCAATTCACTTCGAAACTGAAGAGGAGTTGTGGGCTAGCCGGTTTCTTGCTTCTGCTGAGGGATTCGCCCTTGATGCTCTTGGCGACTGGATGGGTGGGATTACCCGGCATGGCAAAACCACGACAAAAGTGAACGCCGTTATTTATGGCTCTGAATCACGACTTGTTCCTGCGGGTTCTTTAGCTTCTTTCGGTAATTACCAGTTCAGACTAACGCCAGATTACACCATCTCACGCTCGACGCTTCTGGATGGAGAGGTGAGGGTATCTAACAACACACAAAACAGTTACACGGTAAGGATTGCTGGCGTTGATCATACCTACACGAAAGTTGCAGGGGACACGGTAAACACCATCGCTACAGGCCTTGCTGCAGTAGTTGACTCTACAAGCCAGTATACAGCAACAGCTAATGGCTCCGTAATCAGGCTCACCTCTGAAAACCTCATTGAAGGTTACGCAGTGTCGCTTAGCACTGGCCTGGCGTGGCAGTTGATTGGCTCCCCGGCAATCTTTGAGGCCACTGAAGCCGGTCCGATTGTCGTTCCTGTTGGCGGATTAAACAATCCTGTAAGTGCGATCACCGGATGGACCGGAGTTAATAACCTCGTTCAGGGGGCTGCCGGATCAGACCGGGAATCAGACACGGATTATCGCCAGCGTTTATACCAGAGCAGAGCGTCATCTGGCGGTGCTGCCACAATCCCAGCAATTGAGACTCGCCTGATTACGGAAGTCAGCGGCGTAACCTTAGCAAAAGTCATTGAAAACGACACCATGGCTACCGTGGATAGCATTCCACCAAAAGCCATCCACACCATTGTGTCTGGAGGTCTTGAGCAAGATATTGCTGACGCGATCTGGAAGTACAAAGGGGCGGGAATAGCAACCTACGGTTCAATTGCGATCACTGTGTATGACCGTTACGAGAGACCACACATCGTGAACTTCTCAAGGCCTACAGAAGTGGATATTTACGTCAAAGTTGACGTTGTTCTTCTGGATACTGAGGAGCCGTTACCAGCCGCTGTTGTGGACGCTATAAAGCAAGGCGTTGTGGCTTACGGTGCCACCCTTGGACTTGGTGATGACGTTATTACCCAGCGCATTTATGGCTATATCTACGCAAATACTACCGGCATCGGGAAAATGACCATCACGGTAAGTAGTGACGGAACTACGTTCGCCGAAAGTAACATTTCCGTTGCTGAAAACTCCTTCGCTTCGTTCTCCGCTGCCAATGTGGAGGTCACAGGTGTCTGATGAATGGATTGATATCGATTTCCTTGCTCTGATACGACAGAGGCCTACTGACTGGCTTAAAAAAGGCGGTCAGGTTCCAGACCTCTTTGCAGCTGTTGGCGTTCTCCATCCTGAAATTGAAGCTCGCGCTAAATATATCTATCTGACGCAAAGCATATACAACGCGCACGGCATAGAGCTGGACAGATTCGGCCAGTACGTTGATGTCGGTCGTGATGGGATGTCTGACGATGATTATCGCCGGGCAATTATGCAGGCGAAACTGGCGACTTCCTTCAGCGGAACGCCAGATAACGTCATGGTCGTAACGGCAACCACTACATCAAGCACCGATGTCGAACTGGTTGAGCTTCATCCTGCAGCATTCAGCGTTCATGCAACAGGACCTTATGTACCGACAAACATAAATTCCATCGTCGACAGAGCCTCTGTGGCTGGCGTTAGAGCCTATTCAACGCACGATTATGGCCTAAATGGTTTCTCCCTGGCAGGAATAGACACCAACTCAGGGCAGGCCTTACAGGTCGGTGATAACACAGCAATGCAGGTAGACACCGACACTGCTCTTGGACTTAACCGTGGGTCTGTATTCATTGATGGATCATATCTTGATGCAGCTGGTTCAGTGTCAGGCGTACTCGAAGTAAACGGCTCATATCTCGGCGTCGCTGACGACGATTACCTTCTTATCTTCTCCCGTGACTATGGCGTCTCCGGGACAATGCTTTGCGGCGCTATGCCTAAGTGAGAAATTAAATGGCTATCACATCATTTGCAGATACTGACGTCACTTATGCGGACGGTCAGAAAAACAAAGAACCAATTCCAGATGAAATTCTTGCCAGCGGGTTTGTGCCTCCAGTTCGTATGCCAGATGGATCAATCTCAGCAGGTAGCAAGCTCGCAGCAAATCACCTCAATACACTACTTAACGACTTATACGCGCAAATAGCTGACCTGAAGGCACGAGTGACAGTGCTTGAGGGGGCTTAATGGCAGATATCACTCTAAAATATTTAACAGATTTGCCAGCAGCCGCTTCGGCAGCCTTGACTGATTTGTTGCATGTAAATCAGTCAGGAAATGACAGGTCTCTTACCGTTTCAACTCTGCTCAAAGCAATTGTTGATGGTGTATATCCAATCGGAAGCGCTCACTTTTTTACGAATACAACAAATCCAAATGTCATATGGCCAGGAACTACATGGGCCAGAATACCAGGCGCAGGAAGGACAATCAGGCTTGCCAATAACTCAGGAAGTGACACCTTGCAACTAGGTGGTAACGACAGCATTACGATTACAGCATCCAATCTTGCACCACATACACATCCGATCGATGTCAACTCAGATTCTTTCGATTATGGGAGCAAAACAACCAGCACATATTCTCACTCACATACGGTTGGTCTTAAAAGCGTTGGAACATTAACAGGTGGCGCTCAGGATAGGAGTAGCGATGATATTGTTTCTTCACAGTCAACTACCACATCATCAGATAATCATGCGCATTCAATATCAATAGGTGCGCATTCTCACAGAATATCTGGTGACACAGGATCAGCCGGTTCTGCAACCCCAATAGATACTACAAACCAATATATTAAATTAGCTGGATGGTACAGGACTGCATAATGGCCGAACAAAAAGTAAAACTTACTGAGTTGCCAACCGCGACCGATACACTAGATACAGCGCAGCTCTTGGTCAATCAGAACAGTACCGACCAGAAGCTTGCTATAACACATCTGTTGCGTGCAAAGAACAACCTTTCAGAGCTAGAGGATTTTGCACAGGCTAGAGCAAATTTAGATGTTCCGTCAGTAGAGGAAGTAAATAACAAGTTATCAGGATTTATTGACGGGTCTTATACATTTAGCGCTGGCGGGTCTTTAGCGTCACGCTCTGATTTTATCTGGGATGAAGATACTAAATCCTGGTACTACTGGTCAGGGGTATTGCCAAAAGAAGTTCCCGCTGCTTCCAATCCAGACTCTACAGGTGGAACTGGTGTTGGTGCATGGATTCCTCTTGGAGAATCAGTACTTCGAGGAGACTTAGCAAACCCAACCGGGTCATCGCTCATTGGTTATCAGTATCCTGCGGATGGCAGTGTCTCCAGAACCGTGCAGGATAAGCTTGATGACTTCGTTTTCCTTGAGGACTTCGGCGGAAAGGCAAATGATAATGCAGTAGATAACAGCCTGGCATTTACAAAGGCCTTTGCCGCATCCCCGAGAGTTAGACTAAAAAGTCCAGGCGTTTATTACATGAAAACCAGAGATGTTGTTCTTCCTGCTAACTGGCATATAGAAGGATCTGGCTTTAATACTGAACTGAAGTATCCGGGCACAGATACAACATTTACTATGTTTACTGCTAACGGAACAGGCCCTGAAGATGCTAATCAAATACAGGGCGGTGTGTTCAGAAATGTTGTAATTTCTGCTGATGTAGCTTTGGAAGGTGCATTTGTTTTCCGTCATTTAAAGCATGCTTTATGGGACAGATGCTTCTTTTACAACACTGGCACAAAAATGGATAATTTCCATTATATTGATTACATTTTTTGCCAACGATGGGGTAGCCCTTTCTATGGAGCAGCAACCTTAAATACAGAGAAACATATTAGTGAGATGCCGCGCTGGTTAAACTGTTTTTCATCTAGCTCTCCTATTGATCTAGTTGATACAACAGACTCTGTTCTTGCAAATAGTATCTTCTATGGTGGTGAATTTGTAGTGCGGCAGCGTTACACTGCGCCTGGATTGTTACCTGGTGATAAGACCTACGGCTTCCCTATTCATATCAATCATTGTGTTATGGATGCAGTTCGTGGCACTGCATTAGATCTTGACAGGCTTGCTTATTTTACAATTACTGGAAATCTGATTTCGGCTGGTCGAGACTTGGAAAGAGACGGGGTTTTAATAACCAACAGCGTATCTGGAACCTTCTCAGATAACGTTATAACTTTTTCAGGCGCTTTTGGACTACGAGCCGATACACTTTATCAGTGCAATTTTGGAGGTAATATACTTAATGGAAATAAAACAGGTGGTATGTCATTAAGTAATAGCAAGCAGTGTACTGTTTCAGGGGGAGCTATGGGGACCTCGTACTCTTATGGAGGCTACTATGTGCAGCCAGTTGGCTTCACAGACCCCGCAAATAGTTGCACCGATATTACATTGATGGGAATTCAGTTAGACGATGACCTTACTGTAAAAATAAGCATTGATACGAATCCAGCATCAAAAAACAGAGTCCTAGCATGTAGAGGAGTTCCTGATACCTTTTATAGCGGACCAACGTCTGCAAGGCCTTCGCCTGTTGGGATGGGGTTCACCTATTTCGACACGACTATTGGTCTTCAAATCCAGTGGAATTCCACAACTGGTCATTGGCAAAGATATGACGGAACAAATGTTTGAAAAAAGCGGGTGATCCCACCCGCAATTTCTTACTATTGACAGGAGTAAGTTATTTTTTTCTCATAGATGAAAATGCGCTTATCTCCTGTCTGTATTACCTTCTCAGGATTACCTATTTCTTTTAAAGCAATATCCCTCATCTGGTCATCATCTATTATGATGAAGTTTCCACCGTCACTATACCAGTCATTCTTGGAAAGCCACTTGTTGCACGCGAATATGTTAAGGGCTCTGTTGACATCCAAAGGGGCAACTTTCAAATCTCCATCAATACTAAGAGAAGATGCAAACCAGAAAGATCCATAACCATCTTTAAGCCCATTTTCCCGCAATGTGGTTTTTAATTTATTCAAAATATCATTTGAATGGTCCGCTCTTTGTGAGAACCCAGAACCATAAGCAAGGAAAACTACCAAGAACACGGCCAGAATATTGTATATTAATCCATTAGTAGTTTTTGCTCTTCCAATTATAATAGGAGCAAAAATAAAGAAAGGAACAAGATAGCGAATGCTCCAAACATCAATTGGCCTATTACTTAACACAAATGCAGGTATCATAATAAGGCATGCTACACAAAGAGACATGTCAACAATTGATGTCGTATATGATATTTTTAATGCTTTATAGGTATGCATGCAGAATAATGCAAAGACAATAAAGAGAATTATTGACTTAATCGCTTCCGGGTCTGAAGGACTTTTACCAAAGAAGAATGCCCCCGTGAAACGCAGCATTCCTTCTGTGAATAAGTATAAGTTTTTCCCTATCAAGTCAAAATCTATAAACTGCGGAGAGGGTATTCCTGGTAGTATAAATAATCCACTTATCGAAGCATAATACTGCATAGCTTTGGCAAGAGCGTAAGCTATCAATACAGCCATAACCACATATAAGTTGTATGGCGATTTGTTTTTAACGAAGAAGAACAAACCTGATAAGAATAATGGAGCTACCAAAATGTAGTTTGTAATATCATCACTGAAACATGTTAAAGTCGCAAGTATGACGAAGGCAACAATATATTTTAGTTCTTTTTTATTAATGAATCTTTCAACAAGCGCATAAGAAATTAACGTGTAAACGTATGTTCCTATATGAATAACTGGAATAAGTGTATTAAGAGAAGCAAACGCAGATGGAATACCAATACTAAAAACCAATGCCCAAACAGATCCAAGCTTCTCACGCGATAGATAAAAAGCGAGTAAAACAAGACAGGAGTACATTATCGCTGGGATTATATAAGCTTGATGCGAGCTATAACCAGCTAATTTGGTAGCCAATGCGTACCAAATGACCTCGGTAAAGTAAAATGAAACGGTGGATAGATACCATCCAGCAAGTCCAAGGTTGCCAGATGCTACATCTTTACCTTCTAACATTACAGAGACTGCGTCAGAACTAGGAAGGATATTCCGTGACAAAGACGCATAAAATATTGCTAGCAAAATTAATGCTATAATGTAGATCAAATGTCGCTTGCAGATTATAAACTTCATTGTTTTCCCTTTATTAAATATTTAGGTCGTTGCTTAGATTCTATGTATATACGGCCAATATATTCACCTAGCACCCCAATCCCAATAAGCTGGATTCCACCTAGAAAAAGAACAGATACCAGAAGAGACGGATAGCCACGCACAGGGTTGCCAAACGCAATGGTGTCAATGATCATCCATGTTCCATAAAGAAACGCTAATCCTGCAACTAACAGGCCGATATATGTCCATATACGAAGCGGGAATGTTGAGAAGCTGGTTATTCCCTCGAGAGCCAGATTCCACAACTTCCATCCGTTGAATTTTGTGCTACCAGCAACGCGTTCTGCGCGAGCATACTCAACGACATCGGTTATTCCTCCTACCCAACTCAATATACCTTTCATGAACAGGTTGCGCTCTGGCATGAGCTTGATGTTTTCCACTACTTCACGAGACATCAGTCGGAAATCGCCAACGTTCTCTTCAATCTGCGGATTACTGATTTTGTTATGCAGCTTATAGAACCATTCAGCCGTCTTGCGCTTAAGCCTGCCATCTGTAGAGCGGTCTGTTCGTTTAGCCAGAACCATATCCGCACCGGCAAGCCACTTATTGATAAGATGAGGAATTACCTCGATAGGGTCCTGCAGGTCCACGTCAATCGGTATAATCGCATCGCCGGTTGCATGGTCTAGCCCGGCGAATAGCGCAGGCTCTTTGCCGAAATTGCGCGTGAATGATAGCGGCTTGACGAGAGGGTCTGATATCGCAATTGAGTTTATGATCGCTTCCGTTGCGTCCTTGCTTCCGTCATTGATGAATACTATCTCTACTTCGTATTGCTGAAGGTCTTCAAACTCTCTGACGGTTTTGTAAAAAATTGGTATCGCGTCCTCTTCATTGAAGACTGGAACGACAAGAGAAATCTTCATTTTTCTTCCCTAAAGACAATATGTTTAGAATAAAAGAATCCGCAAATCAGGCTTATCAACGAGAATTCAACAAGGGTAATGATAGGTGCGATCTGATAATAGTCAGACAATTTTCCCACCAGAACGCTCATTAGCCCCATAAAGGTGACAAAGAGGAAATACCCCTTCACTTTAGGCTTTGATTTAAAGGTAAACGCGGCATTTGCAAAGAATGAGAATGTCACAGCGGTAGCGAAAGCTAGAAAGTTCGCTGTGGCCTGATTAACAGAGAAAATGTAGACGCCAATAGCGAAGATAAACCAGTGAATGGCGGTGTTTAACACGCCAACAGTCAAATATTTAGAGAATAGCTTAAGCATATAAGACCTATGAGTTATTTTAATAACCGTTCTTTTATAAATTTCTTTATAATCGGATAGTCCTGATGTATCCATACTGGAATCATCAAAAATTCAATCACCTGAACATATGGATGCCCAGAGCTGAAGCCAGTAAGAAAACCTATCACACTTACTAATGCAGCAAATCTTACAAGGTTTTCCATTGATATGATCATGTGAAATTCTATCATCTGAATAATTTGACGGTAAGTCTATCATCGAAGCGTTAGGTGATCACCACTTGATCAATTTCAAAACCTGAAATACTGTATATGCATACAGTAATCAGGAGGTGCATCATGGGATTCCCGAGTCCAGCGCAAGACTATGTTGAGCAGCGCATATCGCTAGACCAGCGCATCATAACCAGGCCATCGGCAACGTACTTCATGCGAGCAGGTTCGACACACTACCGGGAAGGCATCCTTAGCGGCGCCCTTCTTGTCGTTGATGCGTCACTTACGCCATGTGACGGCTCATTGCTGGTATGCAGAATGGAAAGTGAGCTGAGGATAAAGCGATATCGCAATCATCCAAAGCCCCACCTTGAGGATTTGCAGACGGGCAAGCGCGAAGAGATACCTGTGTACGATGATGGAACGAGCCCGGATGCGATATTTGGTGTTATCACATACATCATCAACGATGCACGTTCTGGCGAGTTTGATGATTGTCCGGTGATGTGAGACAGAAATGGGACACACAAAGCTTTGCATCGGTTTGCAAGGCTTTGCATGTTTTTCGAAGATGGGACGTGTGAGCGCAGTGTTGGCGGGTATGTTATTGAGTTAAAAGGTAGTTCTTATAATTCGTAATGCGAAGGTCGTAGGTTCGACTCCTATTATCGGCACCATCAACAGAAAATCCCGTAAAAACAGCATTCTTTAGCATGTTTATCTAACGGTTTGTAACTTCTGTTCTAACGTCTGTTAGCACTGGTAAACGCCTTTGCGTTGTATCGGCTCAAGTATTGTACAACGTACTGGCGGGTAGTTACCAGGCTCAAGCCCGAACAGCATTAGAAATTATGCCATCCCTTGAAGCTAAAAGAGTTGCCGGACTCTCTAAACACATCACTTGAACCCTTAGCGATACGTTCCGCGCTTCGTGCGGCGCTCAATGATGCTACACGTCGAGATGACGTTGCAGAGAATAAACAGGCGTAATGTTGGGAAGACTAACCGGATCGGGAAAGAATCCGGCTCTGCCACGGTTTCGATCACCGGAGTATAACGATCACCTGATAAGAGAACGTGCTAAGGCTTTATCCTCCCTGCGAAGGGATTACACCCTGCGGAAGCGCTACGCGCCGCCTTTTCTTATGTGCCCAACACGGCACGTAATGGTCATCCATTATCTGCACCATTGTAACTTTCGTTGTACTGTCTCTCTGCTGTACGTTGAGCGCTGGCAGATTCAGCGGAGGTGATATCATGTCAAAAGCCACGAATAAGGCAGCCACTAAGCGCAACAACCGTAAGATTCACGCTCGTAAATTCCTTGCTACGCCAGAAGGTAAAGCTTGGCTTGCTAAGAAGCAGGAAGAGCGAGAGGAAATCAAGCTGGCGCGAACGGCTAACAACATGTTTTAAGCTACCCATCACGGTGCTAAATGGCTTATATCGTCTAAAATCTATTAGTTGCACAATTTAGTGGGCTCTTTCTTTGGAGACACTCACCTTGACTGGAGAGCAACGAGATTTTGTTGAGTCAATGTATCAGGATAATACTAACAGTAGGGGGATGGTAATGACCAATAAGCAGTTACGTATCCACTATGGGTTTCATGGAAAACATAAAGAGAAAATTATTGAATGGGACGGATGTGATCAAATCAATACCGTGTTGTCAGCGCTTGTTGAAGATTTGAATATACCGACAGCTACTCAGACAGTTAACCTCCTTGAGCATGGCATTGATGATGTGTTCTTCTTTGATGAAGTAAGCAAAAAGTGGGAAGAGATCCCTACAAAATGGTTGGCAAGGGCATAAGGGGGCGATGTCCCCTTTATTTTATTTTTTAATATCGCCAGTACATTGATACTCCATTGAGACCAGTGTTTCCATACATCCGCTTGAGGATGGTTGAGAACAAACTGAAGTATAACCGCCGAAAGGCTAAGCACCAGAATAGCCACATGCAGCGCAACGCTCTGCTGCTGCTTGAGCGCCTTGCTGGACGTTCACTTTAGGGGGGCGAACATCCCGAAAGAATAACTCGTTTTTACAGTCCCATCAGACTTGCTACCACCAGTTAGAACCTGTTGTTTCTATACAGCACACCCAGACAGAAGCAGAGAAGAAGCTAACAACATCAATAAACTTTTACGCATCAAGGATCATCCCTACCAAGAGTTTTTGTGTTAAGTTGTTGCGGTAAGATTGCTAACTTAAAATATAGCCTCAAAAACTGTAAGAGTTTTCTTAATGATTTCTGTCTGATTCTTGAAAGAAGGAATAATAGTTGCTGCGCGTGATAATGTTAATTGTTTCTATCTTGGCATTACCTGAAACATTAGGTTGCTCTTTTATTGTGTTCTTGTTTGTGAATAACTGGTTAAGTAAACAGGAGGCGATTGCCATCGCGCGTATTATTGCCGTCGAGATGCGTTCATCTGGTTATATAGATAGTTTCGAACTTCGTGTGAGCAGATTTGGGGCGAAGAAGTTTTTTAGTATGTTTGGGGAGTTTTACCTCAACCAATTTGATCCCGACACACGAGAGAGAAAGTATCAGGGGGATGTATCTCTGCAAGGTGTGGGTAATGTGTACTGTGAGTTCACTTATGATCACTACAAGTTTACCAAGTGCACCCTCACTGCTGGTGTGTTCTGATTGCTTTCCAAATGCTCTGGTGCGCCTTGCGTTAACCTTTCAGTCTCATGAGCGCCAGCGGCAGTACAATCACATGTTTCATACGTGCGTCCCTCTCTTAATGCCTGTTGAATACTTCGTTCGTAGTGCGTCCACTTTGGCCTGAGTGATCCCCAGGTAGGCGCGTGTGTGTTCGGTGGAGCGATGCCCTAACATTTTACTAATCACCTCTAAATCCTCATTGTTATTATGGGCAATCGTTGCCACGGTCTTACGTGCGCTGTGCATTGCGATCACTGCGTCCGGTGGAAGGAGGCCGCGCATCTTGAGCTTATCTACTGCATACTGAATCTCTGCATGGATTTTAGAACGGCTGATCGGCTTACCCTTGCTCCGGTTACTGTCATTCTGGAACACATATACATTATTCCCGCGCTCGTTATAACGAGCTTTCAACACCTCCCTTGCTGTCTCCGTGAGTTCCACTTCTACCGCTTCCTTTGTCTTGTCCTGTGTTATACGCAATACCTTGCTACCAATATTCAGTTCGTCCCAGCGCCAGGAACGCATATCCACGCCGCGAAGCTGTGTCTCTACTCCTATAAGGAAGAGATCCGCCACTGTCTGGCTCTTCTTCGCGATTTCCTCCACTACAATCTTCACCTGTTCGGCGCTCTCAAGTCCGTCTGTACGCTTTGCACCCTTACTGATTGCCATTCTCTACCTCCACAATCTGTCTTTATGGTGTAAATATTGATCAAAAACAGAAGGATAGCAAGATCATTTTGTTCGCATTTGCATAAATGTCTTATTGGTGGGGTTTAGGAAGTATTAAGTGGCATTAAACGCGATTAAAGCCGATTTAGGGGAGCGCGGTTGCGAGAAGTGCTTAACGGACTAAAACCAGGCCTCCCGATCTGGTGATTTCGTGAGTTTAAAATATCTTATTGATTTATAATGGTTTTATTTTTAACAATGATGTTTCATGGAAACTTTATTTTGTCAATATATTTATTTTTACACCCTGATTTTGCCCCAGGAATAGCCGAAAAAAGGCCAATAAATCGAGCTAAAATATAAGTGATTGTTTCTACTAAATGATGAATAGGACAGATAACCTGAATGTCCTATCGGAGTGAGATATCGCACGACAGATGATAATAATTCTCACATGAGTTGATTGCACCAAGAAATGATTAGAATGCTAATGAATTGGTGGGATTTGACATGGAAAAAGAAGCATCGTTTCAATTTAGAAAGCTCGTTCAGCACATTGCACCTACCATGAAAGTGTACATTGTGGACAATGATCGCTGTGAGCCTCACGGCGCAAGGCTTTACGCAAAGTGAGTGATAGTTTCAATTGTTACTATCTTAATTGCTATGGTAACTTTATCCCTGTAACAACGGCAATCTTTACCTGACATTTAAGATAGGTTTTGGCGTTAATATCGTATGGTTTTGATAGGTATAACCTAAGGTTTTCCTCTGGCTGTTCTTAGGATTGTTGCATGTGCGATTCGTAGTGAGCAGGGCGACGATCTACCGTTGGGTGAAGGGCTGAAAGTGACGTTTTGTTACTTTCGTAATATACGGGAAAAACCCGTATGTTTAGATGTTGGTTAACTGGATATACAGGAAAAACCCGTATGTCTGCATGATGATATACAGGAAAAACCCGTATGTTTCGGCATGATATACGGGAAAAACCTGTACTATATAAAGAGATTCTAAAAGCGATCTCTAAAAGAGAGCTTTTAGAAGATCTATGTTTTTGCGCTTGTCGCAAAGATCATTTTGCTGGCGGCTCTTCGCCGTCACTCAAGGGGAAATGTCCTGGTACGCCGTTTGGTGGCTTCCCGGACACCCCCGTTCCTGCTCACGACGCAGCAAAGCGTTACTCTTTACCTTCTGGACTCGTGCAAACTTCGTTTCTGACGAGAGTCAGGCACGAACGATTATTTGCCATCGGCAAGAGATCGCTTTCGCCGTGGGCGAATACCATTGCGCTGTGCGCTTTGTTACCATCTGACCAACCAACTACCGTTGATTGTCCATCTGATAAGCTGACTAACTTCAACCATCCATTCATGAACTAACGTTCACCCATGCAAGGTTTCAGTAAGTCAGTGGCTAAGGCTTCACTGGTCGCTGATAGCTCCAGTTCATCCAGCCTCAATCCAATACCAACACCTACTATCCTGATAACTACCGTTATCCCTCTGTAGTTGTGCTATTGGTTTCGGTAAGTGCCAGAGGGCGCACAGGAAGCCCGTAGAGCGATTTAAACAGGGTAGGGAATGCAATGGTAGCCTGAAAGCGTCAGAACGCCGCAGAGAGCGTTACAGGCTGTTTTTCGTTGTTCTTGTGGCTGTCTTCTCTGGTGGCAAGTTCTACCACAAAAACAGATTGACATCCACTGTTTATTTTGTGTATAAAGAGCACAAATCGCAAAGCAGAAATACAACGCATTGAAAATGATCAAAAAAATTTCGAATAATCACCGTTAAGGGGTTGACAAAAGTTTAGAAATAGGTTAGAATACCCATATAGCATAAAACTTTATCCACATAATCTCTTAATGCACTTTGAGCCGTCAGGCTGCAAGGTGTCTTTTTATTTACGCCAACCATAGGAGGCCACACTGAGATACTTTGACGTTGAAGACACACTTCAACAATTGAAAGACGGAACCACCAACCGTTACCGCATCCGAGCACTACGCAACGCTTGCCGCGCTCGTGGATACCACGAGAGGGAAGCCTTTCTCACAGAAGTATTGAAGCGCTGGGATGAAATCCGCACTTCGACCACCAACGAATAAACCAGAAGGAGGAAACCATATGAGCGAAACCCAAAAGAAGAAACCAGCCGGAACATTCGTAAAACTGCCGGATGAAGTGTTTACCACTTTGTTCAAAGAAGCACGAGCGCGAGGCTTAACAGTGCAGGAGATGTTAATTGACGCTGCAACCAAACTTTCCACATCAATTCAGAGCGGAGAACGTTCTATCAAATAAGGATACACCCTAACATGACTGACATTATAAACAGTAAGGTTTTTAGTTTTACCAATACAGAAGACGCTTTCAACGAATGCACCCGGATCACCAATCTGAAAACGGGCGTTACAGTTTCATTATCACCAACAAACAAACAGCTATTTGTAAGAATACGCCATCGTTTTCACAATTTTGTGAAAAAGAGAGGTGGGAAGTATTACGACAACATTGATCAGCTTGGTGAGAGTGTCGGGGTAAAATACGATGCAGCAAGCGACGGAATAAAGAAACTTAAAGCTGTGGGGCTAATTTCGGGAACTATTAAAGGCAGATCCTACCAGTGGGAAAGCGTTGCAGATCTAACGCCAGAAGATTTCCTCTTCGAGCGTGATATTAACGCGATGAAACGCAAAACCGCGCCTGAATGGGTGGATTGTCTAAAACATCCAGTGTTTGGCAACGCTAAAGAAGACGTAGCGCCAGAGGTGCAGGAAGAAAAGCAACAGTCTGTTCCAGAAGCCGATCCGATGTGCGAGTTTGACGATACGCCGGAAGAGGAAGCGCCAGCGCCGGAAAAAGTGGAGCCAGCACCGAAGCCAAAGCCCACGAAGAAACCAGCGGCAAGGAAAACACCAGACAAACAGCAAACCCTTTCCCCATTCGAGTTTAAAACGCCACGGGATGAACGTTTTGACGGGATAACTTTTAATAGGTTAAACGACGCATCTGATCGCTTCTTGGTATTCCAGGATTACGATCTGCCATACCTCGTGTTATTCGAGAGTCAGGGGAAGCTAACCAACCCGAAAGCCATAGAACATCTGAAAATGAAGAGAAATCTCTTCGAAAGAACAGGGCGCTTGTAGCCATTAATAACCAGGAGGATTATGATTCAATACTTAGTAAAATACGGCGTTGACCGTATTCAGATTAACGACGCTGGAAAGCGCGTATTAGAAACCCTGCAATACTTTTACAGATCCAAACCAACCAAGATCCGACTTGGTGACATTATCGAACGTTCTGGATGTTCGCAGAGCGGTGTGATGTTCTGGCTTCACACGTTAAAATCATTCGGTGTGATCGACTTTAAAGAAACTGGCTATTTTGACGTAACAGTAAAATCAATGATCTCGGATTATGAGATCATCTACTCAAACAACTAATAAAATCTACGGGAAACTTTTATGATCATCGCTATGTATTGGTTATTTGCATTTTACGCAGTATGGACATTAACGAGAAAACACGGAAGTTTCCCTCTACGAGGAATGAATGGGAAAAAGAAAACGTAACGTAGTTACAAAATTTGAACGAAACGCACAATCATTATTACGAACATCTGATTTTCAAAATCTATCTCGCCTTTCGAAGGAATACAATTCTGTTCCTGGTGAATGGCAAACTACAATTATTGAAGAGAATAGCCCTGCAATGTCTCCTGACGAGATGGGCGCATTACAGGATATTCTCAATAGCTGCCCTGGTGCATTCTGGAAACCCAGGAAGATTAAAATATTCAATGTGGATTCTTCAAACCTCCACAAATGGCAAATTCTTAATTTCTCCTCATACGAACATTATTGCGGATGGCTTTCGGTTAATCACCTTAACAATTTAACCCGCGACTTTGACACCCTATTTGATACCAAGGAACATTATGACTCTTAACACTATGGACACCGTGAACATCGTGAACATCGTGAACACCCTAATTAACTCTTTCCACGACATTTGGCATTTACCAGCCCTGCGGCTTGTTAATAAGGCGTGGTGTGAGAGAACGCCCTCCGCGCTCCTGGAAGCGATACAATACACTGAAGAGGCAATTACCGCCCTTGAGCACTGGAACGCTGCTGTAGAGCACCTGGTGCAGATGAACGGGGATACCGTCACCGTGGATCAGGCGTGGCGCATTGCCAATGATATGGAGGAGCTTGCCCTCGCTATGGAACACATCACCGTTGAACTCGGAGAGCTTGCCATCCAGATCGCGGAAGAATGCGCATAACATAAAAGTTACGAAAGGTCTTGACTTATTGTGCTATTTGTGTCATAATAGAGGTATAGGGTAAGTATTCGAATCACTCACCCTCGTATGACAATACGCACTCCCTGAGAATGCCGTTTCCCATAGCGGCACTCTCTCCCTCTGAGTGCTATTTCTGAAAGTGTTGGTTCTTTCTTCTTTGTCTTGTTTGTTCCGAAGGAATGCGCGGGATGTAATGTCTCGTTGTGTTGGTATTGCATCGCAATCACCGCGCATCTCCGACTTTTTCAGAAAGGGCATTCGCTCTTTACTCATTCATTCCGTTAGGGTGAATGTAGTCAGACTGAATAAACGCCGTCAGCGGTAGTTACGTTCAGGCTGGCAAATTCTTATTACTATTCCAGGGTGATAAGAAATTCCATTCCCACTTCTCGCCATGACAGAAGGGCTTCTGTTCTGAAGTGGGAGCAAAGCACCCCCGATCTTTTTTTAATCTCCTAAGATATAAAACGGGGGTTCTTTTTTAGAAGTCACTCTTAACCTCATTCCTCCTGAAAATGATGTTAACAATGCCTCTCTAACAAGGTATTCCTCCAGGGGCTTAACCGCCCCTTTTTAATCGTCTGTGTGTAACATTTTCGTTATTAACGGCAGACACAACGCGAAGGAAACGAAGAATGTTTCTCTTAAACAATCGCGACCGAATCCTAAAATACAAATCCGAAGTGATTCAAGTTAATCCTGAGTTAATAGCTAAAGTGGCTGAAATGGCAGGATGTACCGTTGAGGAAATAGAAAAAGCTGTAGAACAGTATTTCCCTTCTGAGGACACACCTCAGCTTAGTATGCAGGAACGGATCGCAATCAAATCCAAGGAAATCAAACAACAATGATTGTAGACCTAACCGAACTTTTCCCAATTCGTAAGAGTTTCACGGACGTAGTGAGCTACGCCACTGATTCTTTTGCAGTCGTAGAAGGTCGTGTTTTCGACCTGCCAGCGGATATTCAATGCGCCGATGTCATCGGGGCTGATGGCGCTTTATACACCTCCGGCGATAATGCCTTTGTGGTGGTAAGTGATTTCGTGAGTGCTGGCGACGGTAAAACCGTGAATGTCCTACGTGCGCCTAATGTTGGCAGCTTCGTAGCGCTCAAAGCCGACAACCTGAATGCAGCTAACCACGCCGCAGCTATTACCACGCTCGAATCCAAAGGATTCGTATGCCGTCCATTCTTCACCTCTTAATCAAGGATGATCATTAATGACTAAAATCGTAATTGGGCGTGAGATGGTCGATTTAGCGCCAATCTTCCAGGCCCTGCCGGAACGTAACTACCTTATGAATGCCCTCGACCTCTTCGACGGAGTAGGTGTTCAGAATCCGAAAGTGGTGGTGACACAGCTTCTGGATGATAACTACAGCCTGTTTAACACCCCGCAGAGCCGTTATTCATCAAACCACGACACTACCGCGCGTCAGAATGGTAAAGAATATTTGGTGGAGATTCCTTGGTTTGCAAGGGAAGACACCTTCAAACCAGTAGACGTACAAGGGAAAAGGGTACAAGGCACTGATTACGAACAAACCGTTACAGACTTGTACACCGAATACACTGGGAAACATAAAATTGCTTACCTTCGTACCCGAGAATCGTACCTGGCCCGCTGCCTCTTCAAAGGTGAAGTGTACACCCCTGCAACTGATGACCTGCTGATCTCTTATGCTGAATTGTTTGGCGTTGTGCCAATGACAGCCAGCGTGAGTGCAGCGACAGCGGCACAGGATTTTGATGCCATCTTAGACAAAGTTCAGGCTGCCGCAGGTGGATTGGCTGGTCAGATTGAACGAGTGATCGTATTCGCTAAACCTGCTGCATTCAGCCAGATTCGCTTCTCTGACAGTATGTCTAAAGCGTTCCAGTATGTAGCGCCATATGACGACCGTAACCTGTTCTACCAGCGTCACGAGCTTCTCCCTGGTGTTTCAACCTTTAGCCTACCTGGTAGCCCAGTAGATTTTGTGAAGGTCACAGACACGCTGATCCTTGCACAGATGCCAGATGATGCTGACATGGTGGCGGTTCCGGTGTTCAGCAAGGGCAGTGGCAGTACAAACCCTTATCAGAACATCTACGGCGCTGCCTCTGGCAACTTTGCGCTGATTGATGCTGCACCTGCTGAATACTACTCCTGGGGCTACCTGAGCGAGCGCGGCGATGCTTACCACGTTATGCACGAAAACAGCGCACTGCCTGTAAACCATGCGTTAGGTATGCAGGTGAAAATCACCATCACTGCTTAATGAGCAAGCGGCAGCCTGCCGCTGGAAATAATCAGGCGTTTTAATGAGGGATGCTCACTAATCCACAGCGCAATTGTGGCTCTGGTTGCATCCCTTTTTTTATTTCCCCCATAACAAGAGGAAAAATAGAGGTGGAACTCATACTCAAATCCAATCGTGGCCTACACGTCCGACTGAGTGCAGACGATGCAGAAGGGCTGCTCAAGGTGAGCCAGCTTTGCGAGCTATTAGAGATATCGTATACGGGCGTTAGAGCGCGTATTTTCCGTGTTGAAACCGTCGAAGCGGCAATTCATCACTTCTTGGATCAGAAAGGCGGTGGTGATGCTTGATATCAACGTAGCTTCCATCAAGACGACCGTTTCCTTTGTGGTCGATAAACAAAGTCTGGCGGAAGCCCGTAAAGCTGGCGATGACCTGAAAAAATACTTTGAGAAAATAGCCGATCCGAAGATTCGCTTCCAGGCTCAAAAGCAGCGCAGACAGAAAGCCCGTCAACAAGCTGACGATGCACGTTTTAATGATAAACCTCGTGATACGAAGGAAATGAAAGCCCAACGTGCGGCGGAGAAGCAGAAAGTCAGGGATGAAAAGGCTAATCTGAAAGCGAAGCAGCAGCTACAGAAGCGCCAGGAAGTAGCCGAACTTAGACTTCGCCATGCAGGGCTGCAAATCTCTGGGATTAAAGGTAAATACGAGCTTGATCCTAAGTCTCAATATGAAGCGTTACGTTTCATACGTCAGCAAACAGAGGAATTTGCCAAAGGCAATCTGACCAGTGCCCGTATGAACGCATCTATTCGTGAGCGTGTAACTCTGTTACGCAGAGAAGCCGCACAACAAGCGAAAGTGACACAGGCACAGCGTACCCAGTATGCCGCAGCAGCCACTAAGCTAAAGGCTCAGAAGGGCGGGAATGCTCCTATCGTCGGTGGTGGGGTATTAGGAAGCCTTGCGTTAACGGCTGGCTCCCTCGGAGTGGGGCAGCGAATTGTTGACAAAGGGAATGATAACCTCGAACTGGTGAGAATGAGTGAACGTGTGAAAACCAACCCAAACGCCATAAAAACGATGGTAGCCTGGGGACAGCAACACGGTGTTGATTCAGCTAATACCTCAAAAGCCGTCGATAACATGAAAGATGTGCGTGAACGCCTCGCCATGACTGTTAACGATGCTCAAATGAAGAAAGGCGAATGGAAGGGTGGGGATGGTGGCATTACGTCGATAATGAACAAATTTGGATGGAGTAAGGATCAGATTTCCAAGTTCCAAGATTCACCACTCGATTTTGTTCAAGCTACGGTGAATGAAGGGCAACGCCGTGGTATGTCACAGGCTCAGATTGGTACGTTGATCGAGAGTTTAGGTGATGACCTGATGCACTACACCGATATGTTCATGAATAACGGTGCAGAGTATAACAAGACGCTGAAAACTCTCGTTGAATCGGGGCAGACGCTGAACGACGAGCAAATCCGCCAGGTATCCGCTTACGGCGATCTGTCCGTGGCAATGGGTAATCTGATGAATGGAGTAGACAATCAGTTGTTTACAGGCTGGATGAAAGGCTTTGCCGATGGGGGCGACGATCTGGTAAGGAAAACCAAAATTATCACCGAAGCGGCGGGAATGCTTGGAGAGGGCTTAGGCAATCTCTCGAAAGAAATCACTGGGTTTGTGGGTGAGATTTCCAGTGTTGTGAGTGATATCAATAAAGGGCTGAAAGAACGTTTCCCTGTATGGTTTGCTGAAAAAGATAAACCAGCGGCCCAGGCTCTCTATGATGGTGCTGTTACAGGCTCTGCCAACAGTGCTGCCGATTGGGTGCAGGACAAGACAGGGTTTGATACCCGTAGTGTAGGTCATGCTGTTAAAGATTGGTTAGGAATAGATGATCAGCCTACAGGGACAGCGGTAGAACAATACAGTCTGAATGGTGATTCTCTGCCAGGGGGATCGCTTCGTGATTCTGCTATATCATCCCTAACCAGCACCAATAGTGCGCCATCGTACAATCTTGCACCTGTATTCAATCTCAATCTTGAGGCGTCTGTTCCGCTCACAATTGCGAGTGATTCAAGTAGGCTTGCGGATTATGTGGATTTTACGGCGAAAGCTTCACAAGCGGCGTTTACTCAGTCACTAACCTTGTCAGCCTTGAGCGGTCAAAGCAGTACAGGCGGGTGATACATCAAAGGGGCGTAAGCCCCTTTTTTGATGGTTTCAACACTACAGCAATAAATCCACGTTTTTAAAAGGGACAGATTTAAAAAGATACCCCTGTAATCCCCAAACCCCCACCTCACGCAGTATTCCCAAATGTTCTCGATTCTCAATCCCTTCGATAATAACTTTGCCGCAGTGTTTTTTAATTGATGCAATTAACTGGTTGAAGGTTGGTTTTTTCACCTGCTCATTGAAGAAAATACGATCTATTTTTACCACTTCAAAGTAACCTTCTATCAAACTAACTACATTTGCATTACCTGCCCCAAGGTCATCGAGCCATAGCCCATTTACACCCTGGCTCAGCGATTTTAATAAGGGACTTTTCAATCCCTTATCCAAACCAGGGAAATGCTCAGAAAGTTCAAGTTTGATGAATGGCATCGATTCGAAAGTTTGTCTAAGTATGTAGTCATGACGTATTAAAAAAGCCATTTTCTGATCAATGTTCAGTGTACAAAATAGATTCTTTCGTTCGAACCACGTTTGCATAGTGGCAATGTTTCCACATTGTTCGTATAGGAAAAGCCGCTTCCTATCTAAATCCCAAGATGAAATTACGAATTCAGGGTGAAGGGGGCGTCCATCTGAGGCAATGAAGCGAGTGAGAAGCTCAACGCCTAACAACCTCTCGTCAATGCTCACTATAGGATCAGCAATGAATGTAGTATCCATAACAAATACCTTAAATTTTAATTAAAATTATATTGTAATTTTTATCACAATAAAGCAATAGTATTGCTAAAATTTATGGTACGGATGCAGGGTTTTGACTAAGTGATTGATATAAAATGACTTTTTACTTTGCGGTGGGTGTTTGCTGATTGTTATATATTAGTCTTGTGATGTATTTCTGGTTGTTTTTTTGCTCGGTTTTTTGTTTGATACTGGTTCATCTTCACCTAAATATATAAGTAATGTAATAATGTTCTATTCGATAAGTTAACGAGGGGCTTACGCCCCTTTTCTTATGGGTTGTCAATTTTTGAATAGCGTAGCAATTCGATGTACTGCTGTAGCTCAACAGGGGAGGCGGCATTCTTGCTGTATGTTTTGAAACTCTCCGTTTCTCCTCTCGAATGTCCCAGAAGAAGGGCTATGCGATCTTCTGGGACGGGGGTTAACTTATCTCGACCAACCCCGCCCCTATCCAGAGTTTGAGCAACGAGATGCCTGATCGAGTGAAACACCTTGTTTTCCTGCCCTGGGAGAATGTCGCGTTTAAGTCGTCCAAAGCGGTTTACATGCCACGAGGAGCGCTTGCCGTCCTCTCTCTTGGTCACACTTGCACGGTAGAATAAAAAACCGTTGTGCGGCTTCTGGCAGCGTTCCAGAACCATTGTTCTAATCGCACTATGAAGTGGAACCAACCGCGCCGCATTGCGTGTCTTACCCTCCGTAACCTCGAAACATAGCACCCCCTCTACTTCACAGATATTGTCTGATTTTAAACTGGCTATTTCATTAATGCGCATCCCGCTATAAGCGGCGATAGTGGTCACATCCCTTAGCTCGTCCTCTCCTAACTTGTTAAACGCGCTAATGAGCTTCGTAATATCCTCTTCCGTGAATGCCTCGTAACTCTGGCGGCTCTGCGCTGTGTTGAGTTTATGCCCCCTGAACACGTTACTTTCCAGCGGTGGGGCGTCCTGGTATCGGGAAGAGGCAAGATCGAAAATGTTTGCCATTGCTGATAGATAGTTAGCCACTGTCTGGACTGCCTTTGTCTCTCTGAGATGATCAAGCCAGCCTGTAACGGTGGTACGGTTGATATCGTTAAGTTCCACATCCTTCTTTCGCAGGTAATTCAGGAATAGTTCTACGGCTTTCCTGGTCTTGCTTAATGTTCCCATTTTCAGGCGATCAGCGTTATGCATAAGGTAGATCTCTAACATCTTAATCAGAGAAGGGCATTGGTAGATAATCGGCGCTGATGCTTTCGGGGCAGCTTTCGCGTACTTAGCCACGCTCTTTAAATAGCTGATCGTGTCCTGCAAGCTGTCCGGTTTTGGCGGCTCTGCAATTTGCCTGATGTGGTGAAATTCATCGGCTATAACATCACGCTTCCTACGAGCCACACGAAGATCGGAAGTTTTCAGACTACGGACGAGAGTTTTTCTTCCACCAAATGCATTACGGAGCCATACAGGAATTGAGATCCTGACGTAATAAACTCCGTAACTATCGGAAATGATGTATTGATCCGGCTTGTATTTCAT